GGGTGACGAACTGACGTTTGATGCTGTAGATCTTGGGCTTGCTCATTTGGTGATATCTTCGCCGGGCTTGAGTTCAAGCGTATCGTCGGGGACGATGGCCGGCTTTTCAAACTCCCGAGCTTCAGCGCGAAGGAGGTTCATGTCGAGTTCCTTGGGGCTCATCACATGCCAGCTTTCGGCGGCGGTGAAGTAATGAACGTCGGACTCGTAAACTTCCATGTCGAACAACGGCTTGCCGTCGTGAGGCGGGTGCTTCTCGAAGAAAGCGACGAACCGCAGGAGCTGGGCGCGATCGAAGAAGTTTTCGATCTGGTGGGACTTTAGGGCCGCCCAATAGACTCGGGCGGTGTATAGTTTGGCTGATACTTGCATTGGTGTGGTGTGGTGGAAAGTGGAGGCGAGTGTGGGATTTGCACCCACGTTAAACGGCTTTGCAGGCCGGGGCATAACTACTTTGCTAACTCGCCGAAAGAGAACCCCCTTTCGGGGGCGATGATCGATTACTTGGTGATCGTGTTCAGGCCGAGTTGGGACTCGATGCGAGAGACGCGAGCATTAAGGTCTTCGACGGCCTTGACGATACCATTGTGAATCCGGACGATATCACCTGCGTCGCTGATCTGGTCGAGTTCGAGGACGCGCTTGTTGAGGAGCGCGATGCTCGGGTTTTCCAGCTCCGCGAGGAGGGCATCAATCTCGGCCTTGGTGGTCTTGGCCTTGTGGTCGATAAACGACATTGTGCTTATTGGGTTGTTGTTAATGAACGAGACCGGTGCTGTGTGCGACCGATAAGAAGTAACATGGTAAGTGTTATCTGATGTGCAACACCAATTTAACACTATCTGCCAAGATTTACCTAAGTCGTTGGTATTTAACGTGATACTTTTCCATCTTTTTCTGGAAATTGACCGGCGTGCACCAGATCCGACCCCCCATTTTGACGTATCCAGACACTCCGAAGCGGTATCCAGCATAGACGTCGGCAAACGTCGGCTCCCTGTTGAGCTTAGCCTTCAATCGTATGTATGTAAGTTCTAGATACAACGCACAGGCACGTCGAGCGGGCTCCGGGTAATGAGCGTCGGTCCACGGGCGATCAGATACTTCGCTCCACGCGTCCTTGGAAAGTCCATACGCACCGCGAGCTATTATCATGCCCCTGTATGTGTGCAGGTATTCGTCGGCATCCTTGACGATGCCCGTCTCGAGCTCGCGCACGACGTCGAGCTGATCCGCTTTGGCGAGTATGCCAAGCATGAGCAACAGCCACCTCATTTAATCAGCCTCCACCTGTTCCGATCAGAATGAAACAAGGCCTTCCATCTTTCGAGGTCGGTTTTATGTGTTTCGCTTACCTTAATCTTCTCGAGCGGCGTGAGCAGCTTGAGCCCGGGCTTCATGATCTCGGGCCTGCGCTTCTGGCTCATTTGGCTTCATACCTGTCGATGCAGGGAGGAATCTTGCCGTTGATTTCTTCGTAGGTGGTCTTGCCTTCAAGTTCCTTGAGTTTGAGTTGAGCCGCAGGGGAGTGCATCACGGCCTTGGTCAGACGCTCGACCTGTCCGCACAGGAAAGCCGACCTTGCCATTTCCTTTTCGTGCATCTGGTCAAGGCACTCGTTGCCCTCTTTCAGCCGCTCGACCTCGGCCTTGAGGCGATTGAGTTCGTCAGTCATTTCTGGTCGAGTTAGTTGGCAAAACTTCTGCCAGTTATCAGAACGAAGTTTACACAACTCGACCTCGGCCTTGAGGCGGGCGTTCTCTTCCTTGTATTTGTGCATGTTTGCGTTCGCACAGGAACAGGTGTGCAACTCGGAGTTGAGACGCTCGACCTCGGCCTTGAGGCGGGCGTTCTCATCATACTTAACACGAAGTGCGATGCGGCTGTTATTAAGATCGTTCGCTAGGCGTGCGTTCTCGGCTTCCAGTCGGCCCAGCACGACAAGGTGCGGGCAGGTGTCGTCGTCGTGGCTCATAGCATCTCGGGCGTCTCGTTGCCCGGCGCGACGCCTACGACATTGAACAGGTCCTTATCCTTCAGGCGGGCAAGCAGGGCGTTGCCCACCTCCTTGTCGTGGAAGCGTTCAGCCAAGCTCAGGCCCGTGTGATTGGTCGTAATGACTGTTGGTCGCTTGTGCTGGGCTCGCTGGTCAATGATAGCGAACAGCACGGAGGCCATGCGTTCGGTCATCTTCTCCTTGCCCAAGTCATCAAGGCCCAGCACCTCAACCTCCATAAGGCCGTGCATGGTCTTGTCCCACCTGTCCTTGCCCCAAGCCGCGGCCATGTCGGCCTCGAGCTCAAACATGCTCATGACCTTCATGTTCACGCCTAGGCCCTTAAGGCGGTTGCGGATGAACCACATGCACCGGGTCTTGCCCTTGCGTGTCGTGCCATGGATCAGAAGGGACTTCTTCTGGGCCTCCGGGTGCCATGTCAGCGCAAGCGCGGACAGGACGGCAGGCAGTCGGTTTGGATCAGTATCCTTGAACAGCTCCGGGCAACCATCTGTGTTGGACGGGACGTGGACGTGAAACTCCTTGGCCCTCTCGGCCTCTGCCACAGCCACGCATGCATCCTTGATGCAATACTTGGCAGGAGGCATGTGGATGATGCGGCCAGCAAGCTCCATGGAGTAGAGCTTGATTGGGCCACCGCAATGCTGGCAGAAGTGGTCGCTCATTTCTCTTCGTGCATCTTGATGAGCGTCTTCTGGCTGAATGCCTTCAGCTTGCCGTTGATGAGCAAGTTCCAATACTTGATGTTGCCCTTGAGCCTAGGCTTCAGGGGCCTGACCACGGAGCCATCAGGCAGGACGTAGTATTTGGTTTGGTGGATCTGTTTCATGGGTCAGAAGCCTTTGGAGTGGTCAGCGTCGGTGTGCGCGGGCTTGGATGCCCGGTAGGCCACGCTGGTTGCCTTCACATGGATGGATTGCCACTCGTTGCGGCCGGATACCTCAAGAGCGTCGATGGCCGCCTTAGGATCGAAGCCAGACAGGTATTTGGCCTGCTTCAGCTGCCAAGGCAGGCTGGTGGTCCATTTGCGCTGTTTCCTGAGGCCTACATAATCAGACCAAGCATTCCACAGGTCCTTAGGCCAAGTCTTGATAATGGCCTCATATTCCTCCTGCGCCTGTATCTTAGTCTTATCGTTATTATCCCTTGTATCTATAGGGTGAAGAATCTTTCGGGGGTCAGGCGAAGAATCTTTCACCCTAGGGGTGAAGTTTTCTTCACCCGTGTCGAAGGCCAAGGTCACGACGTCCCAAAGGACGCCCTTCTCATCACGCCTGATCAGGCCGGCCTGAATGAGCTCATGGATGAGCATCTGGATGTTCCGGTCCGTGCAGTTGAGGTATGAGCCAAGCGTGGCTCTGGACGCGAAGCAGCCACGCTCATTGCTGAGGATGTGGACGATCGACCACAGCAGCTTGGCGTTGGTGCTGATGTTGGTGTTGCTGAATACCTGCGCGGGTATCCACACGCCCTTGAATGGAAGGTCGCTCATCGCTTATGGCTGGTTGAGCGCTCCTTCCAGCCTTCGGACGTGTGCGCCCGGATGCTGGCGACATAGCCATCAGGCTTCCAATCCAGCCTGATGGTGACGTCCTCATGTTCGTAGGTGATGTTGCCTTCGCCCTGCATGATGAAGGGCGTGTTCTCGATGGCGTCGACGAGCTTACTGTCAGCCCAAGCGTCGAAGCCAAGGCGGTTGATGTGTGCGTCGGACATATCAGATCACGGTGATGCCGAAGTATTCGTCATCGGTCATGTCCTTATGGACGGACTGAGACGCGATACGGATGATGCCATTGGCGAGCATGCTACGCCCATCCAACAGCGACTTCTCGCCGAACAGATACGCGCGCGGAGAGCCGGTGTCCTTGCCGACGACCACATACATGACCATGGCAGGCCTGTTGTAGTAGGACGAAGCTAGGCCGGCATACAAGGCTCCTTGAAGCCTCCACATGTCGTCGCGCGACTTCTTGATGACCTTGCCGGTCGTCGATGAGGGAGCCGTCTTGTAATCGATGACGATGATCGGCAGCTTCTGATCATCAGGCACGAAGATGGCATCAAGCTGGCCCTTCACGATTTTCTTGATGCTGACCTCATGGTTCCAGCCCTGCTTGTCATCGGGAGCCCAATACCCGCTATACTCATCGGGCATGCGGAACTTGGCCTCAGCCATGCCCTTGAGAGGGACTTCGGTAATCATCTTACCGGACTTCAGTTCGATCGAAGCCTCGACCACTCGCTTGGCTCCCGACGTCAGGCCTTCGGCCATGTCCCACAGGTGCTCCTGCACCATGGTCTTGCCGTTCTCGCGGGCCAGAGACATCATGGACTCATATGCGGCCTTGCCGTCCTTGGTCCTCCTGTCGAGCTTCGGCACCTTGATGAAGGAGTCTACCAACTCCTGCTTGCCGCTCATGATCGCGTGGAAGACGCTTCCGATGAGCATGTCATCGGTCGGCTCCTCCTGTTCATCGACCATCTTGCGAGCCGTGTGCATGCCATGGTCGAGAGCCTTTTTGATGAAGCTCTGATTCAGGCCTTCGTCTGCCCGGTAGAGCCCGGGCTCGATCGCGACTGCGTCTTTGATTACCACATCGGCGCCGTGGTATTTCTCGGCGTCAGATATGGTGACGCGGATGTTTTCGTGTTTTTCCATGTTGTGTGTTGGGGGAAATTAGTAGTCGACGGACACGTCCTTGGTCATCTTGCCGTTGTTCCACCATTGATGGCCTTTGAAGGCCATGCCCGGCTCATCATACCTGATGCGGAACTTCAGCTTGGGGAAGCGTTCGGCAATCTTGTGCATGATGCCGAGAGGCGGACTCCATGCGCTCGAGAACACAAGGTCAAGACGCCATGAGCGTGGACCATATGCCTTGTCTGCGTTGATCGGGCCATAGACGTCCAGATCCGTAGGCTCCCACTTGGTGCCGAGGTTCTTCACGTTCCAATCATACCAATCTTCACGCTTGGGGTCGTAGTCCGGGAAGAGCCGACCGAAGGTGGCTTCCCCTTTCTCAGACTTGCTGAGGATGGTGTCGAGAAGAGCGTCGAGCTCTTCACGCGTGGCGGCGAACGCCACGAAGTCATTCATTACCCAATTAGGCATTGGCGTAGCGGAGCTTCTGGGTGAGGACCCACAGTTTGTTGAGTTCGGCCGACTTCGCATTTTTGATGCGGTTGTTGATGTGAGCTTGGATCTCAAGCTCGGCCTTGTTCATGTCCCTGCGGAGTTCGTTGTGACGCTCGACCAGCTTTTCAAGCCGAGCCATTGATATCTTGTCTTTCATATGCGTGATGCGTGTGAGCCAATGACTTTGACCAGCATGTGAGCTGTGTCAACGTATTTGACCCATTATTCGCTCAGATATCCGTAAGTGGCTGATATCCAATGAAATCAATTTGGTGGGCCCACCCGGACTTGAACCGAGAACCAATCCCTTATGAGGGGACTGCTCTAACCATTGAGCTATGGGCCCTGCAAATCACTCGCGCTCGCCGGTTCGTATTATCACGGGCTTGCGTTCACCCATGTATGCGACGCCACGCACGACATTATAATCTACCCATTCAATCGCAGTCTGCAACCTGTCGTCCTCATCGACGTCATCGAAGGCATGATAGAATGCGGCCACCAGCTTCTCGTAGCTGTAGATCACATGGTTCGAGTCCATGTCCCATCCTACGATTGCATCGTCGAGCTGTTCGCGCGGCTCGAGCATGATGCAACCATGCAAGCCCTCTTCAATGTCGAGCACATCATCGAAGTGAGTGCGATGCTTGGCCGGCACGTCAGCTGAGAGTTTGTCAGCCGGGCATGTGCTTACCCGAGCCTTGATTTTGTTGTTGTTCTTACGTCTTCCGTTTTTCTGTTTGCGTGTCATGGCGATTCAATTCAGATCAGACCACGCCACATGTCTATCCCAATCTATGAGAGCCATTCAGATCGACGTCGCCAGCAGGAGGTCATAGATTTTGTAGCGCTACATTGGAGAGCTGTTCCGGTCATCAGTCATCCAATGGCCCAGCATGACTACGCGCTGTGCAGGCATGACCACAAGGATGACCGCATGTATGCCCATGCCTACGTCGAGGTCAAATGCCGGTCCGAGCACAGGCCTGACTATTGGCTGTCCAAGGCCAAGTGGGACTACCTGATCGACCTAAGCAACACGACAGATAGGCCTGCCTTCCTAGTCGTCCATTGTGCCAAGTCGGACAAGGTCAGATACACCAAGGTAGGACATGAGCAGTTCTATCCCAAGGTCATCCAAGCCGGACGTAATGACCGACCAGATGACCCCAATGCCATCGAGGAAATGGTCGTTCTTCCCATGGCCCGTTTCCATAGCCTAGGATGCCTCAGGAAGCCCGATCAGGGCAAGGATGAGGTTACTACCGGTTAGCGCTTAGCTCGACGTTCTGAGCCGATTGGGATTGAGCTAGTATCGATATTAACGCGTGACCCCTAGCTGGTAGCCTCCTAAAGAACGACCCCTTGTCAAGTGGGTATCGATCAGATTGACCGGTCAGAGCACGATATGATGACCTTTGGACTCATATTGGTGCATCAATTAGACATAATGGATCTTGTGCGAAATCAAATCCGACGTCCATCACTCATCTTTAGGGGGCGGGGGGGGTCGATCGTTGGTAGGCGTAGTTTCCGCTGACGGGTTGCTAGACGTATTGCCGATATCCAAAAAATCCCCCTTAGGGTCCTTGGCCCAAGTGAGGAACTTCGCGGTTTCCTCCGGCTTGGACACCTCAAATTGGCCGTCTATGACGACTTCCTTCGCGCTCTTCAGGTCCTTACCCCTGCTTTTGAGCAGTTGGTCAAGGGATTTGTGGTCAATCGTGAATCTGTGTTCGACGACCGCCTGAGGCTGGTCTTGGAGGGCCTGAATCTTGTCTATGGCGATACCCATGGCGATTGGGATCTGGGAGACGTGCAGGGAGTCGAGCTCGTCGACCAGCTTCTGGCTGGCCTGCTGGACGAAGGACTTCAGGTTCCGGACTGTGGCCGCCTTGAACTCGTCGTTCAGCCCGGTGGACTCCGGCATCGACCTTTTGATGGCCATGACGTTGTTCGGCGACATGCGTTGGAGCTTCGCGATCTCGTCGATCGGCCTGCCGGCCCTCAGGAGCTCTTCGACTGCCTGCCGGCGCGCTGGGTCGACGCGCGAGGCGTTGTGATCTGAGCTCGGCGACGTATCCAGACGTCCATTATCGTTTGACATGGTTTCGTAGTGTCTTCGTTATTACGCCCATGTCAACGAGGGAGCTCACCGGGCGCGATCCCCTTCGCGTCGATTTCACGGTAGACGTCGAACCTATCAGGACGACGCACCAAGCCGACCTTCGGATCATGAAGACCAAGGACGGCCGTCAGTTCATCGGCAAGACCTCCAAATCCAAGATTAAGATCTGGGGTCAGGAGTTCGCCCTGCGTATCCGGAAGTATAAGCCCGACAAGCCGCTCGAAGGTCCGCTTTGGCTCAGGATGACGTTTGCCTTCCCCCTGAACAAGGGCGACAAGCGCAAGAGCCTGCCACACACGGTCAAACCGGATTGGGACAACCTGCCCAAGACCATCTGCGACGTCATGACGAAGGAAGGGTTCTGGCACGACGATTGTCAGGTCGTCTTCGGACAGGTCGTGAAGTGCAGGCACCACAAACCGTTCGTCGGCATCCGCGTATGCCCGGCACCTTGGATCGACGAGGCCTTCGTCGACGCACTTTATGAGTCACACCACACAGACTGAGAAGGACATAATAGCCCGGTTCGGATTGCCTAGAGACGAGATGGTTCGTTTCCGGCGCGACAGCCTTAAAGCCTCCGTCGATTGGAACCGGCTCAGGCAGGGCGACAAGCCCGAGCACATGTGCCCGATCGTCTTCACGGACGTAGGACTGAAGAAGGTCTACGAGAAGTTCGGCATCAAAGATACTCCGCAGGACTCTTGGCCGAAGGTCGGAGTCGTCTCGCGGAACAATTGGCCCAATCACCGTATCATGACTGTCCTTATTGACGGCAAGTCCCATAACGTCATAGTGAGCGACGCAAGGTTGTTCTACCCCGGAGCCGAAATCCTCGTCGACCGGAAGGGAAGCAAGCTGATATGCTCGCTTCGCCCTGACAGCCCCCAGAAACTTTTCACAGCCATCAGGCGCAAACACAATGAGCAAGACCTACAAAGGTAACGATAAGTCCGGAAACTCCAAGAGCGGCAAGTCCTGCAAGGGATCTTCCTGTGGCAAGGGGTGGAAGGACTACAAGGGCTGCAAGTAAGTGGCCGATAACAGCGGAAGAGGAAGCGGAAGCGACCCCGACGCTCCTAATTGGATGTTCGGAGCAAGGAGGGCTGAGTTCGAGAAGCGTCAGGCCGACGCTCAGTATCAGTCCAACCTAGACGAGCAGATACGCAAGGGGAGGGAGGAAAGAGCCAATGCCAACAAGCCCGCTGAAAGTCCTGACACCGCAGAGGCGATGGACGCGAAGTTCGCGGCCGACGACGCCAAGCGCTCTCAGGAGGTGAATGACTTCAGGTCGCTCCAGCAGAGGAGCGCCTACGTCAAGTCCCAGAGAGACTACTTCGAGTCTGTCTCCGAGGGCATGTCAGCCCAAGGAATAATAGACCGTGGCGGAGTCCAGATCGGAACCGTCCAGAGGATAGGAGATGGAGCTGCCGGAATCATCGCCGCCGGCGGCCAAAGAAAAGGGGGATACACGTCGCTGGGATCCGGTGCCGATGGCATCATCGCCGCTGGCGGACAAAAAACAGGCCCACATCTCGGGATAGGGGCTTCGTTCCGCGAACAGCTCAATGCCGTCAGGTGGGGAGCTGGAATGCAGAAATATCGGACCCTTGCCCGGGCTTATGAGCGCAAGGAGCGGGAAAAAAAGAAAAACGATGGCGGCCTGTCGGCCGCCAGACAGACGCATTCCGTTCCGACTTCTTTCCCGACGTTGCCGATGATGCCCGTGGGCGGGATAACATTTCAGACGATGACGTTTGATGGCGCGCGGCCAACCGTTCATACGTTCTCGGCCGGCCAAGACGGCATTCCTAGGGGTAGGAACGACGGAAGCGTGGCCACGGACAGGACGATTCAGCAGTATGGAAGGTATTGGAGGTCCTACATACTTTCGTGAGCTTCGATCAGGTCAACATAGGGACGAGGGAGGCTCCGTTGATGGTGACCAAGCATCCCATCATACACACTCCGTCCAAGGATGACCTGATCGAGCTGGCGAGGGAGATAGGACCGGAGGGCGTCGTGGAGGTCCTCCGTCGTCGCGAGGAAAAAATAAAGGCGGAGGTCAACGACCCATACCGCCACGGATACGAGCCGGACCATTGGCGTGAAGCCGACGGACTTTTGATGGGCGGAAACGAGCTCCTGATAATGGGAGGCAACCGAGCAGGAAAGACCGAGTATGCCGCCAAGAGAATAATGCAGCTTCTTTGCAGCAGGCCGAACTCGCGCATATGGTGCCTGCATACCACATCCCAGACTTCGATCCAGATGCAACAGGCCGTCATCTGGAAATACATGCCCCCGGAGTTCAAGAACGCCAAGAAGACCAAGGTCACCAACATCCAATACTCGCAGAAGAACGGATTCACGGACGCCACGTTCGTTCTGCCGAACAGGTCCCAATGCTTCTTCATGAACTACGGGCAGGAGAAGAAGGTCATTGAAGGCGGCGAGCCGGACATGATCTGGTGCGACGAGCTTGTTCCGCCGGATTGGGTGGAGACGCTCCGATACCGATTGGTCACTAGGTCGGGCAAGATGCTCCTGACCTTCACCCCTATCACGGGATACACGCCCGTGGTTAAGGAGTATGTCTCCGGGTGCCGATTCAAGAAGACCTTGAAGGCGGACCTACTGCCAGACACGCAGAACGTCCCCAACATACCCAAGGGGCACATGCCATATACGGCGTCGTGCCTAAAGGGGTCGGCAAACGTCATCTGGTTCCACTCGATACTGAACAGCTATTCGCCGTTCGAGCAGATCAAATTGGCACTTCGAGGGCGAGGCCCGTATGAAGTAAAGATACGAGCCTACGGATGGGCCGAATCTCTGTCAGGCTCTCAGTTCCCTCGGTTCGGCGAGCCCAACATAATACCGGCCGACAAGATACCCAAGGAGGGAACCAACTACATGGCCGTAGACCCGGCCGGAGCTAGAAATTGGTTCATGTGCTGGATGCGGGTCGACAAGGACGGAAACCGATACATTTACCGCGAGTGGCCTGACATTAGCATGGGCGAGTGGGCGCTTAACGGGGAGAAGCCAGACGGAAAGCCCGGACCAGCCCAGCGACAAGGGGCAGGAATGGGAGTCATAGAGATCAAGGAGCACATACGATCCCTCGAGGAGGGAGAGGAGCTCTTTGAGAGATACATCGACCCTAGAGCCGGCAACGCTACGGCGATAAACAAGGAGGGCGGAGTAACGCTTATCCAGCTCCTTGAAGACGAGCCGAACCCGATGTGGTTCACTCCCGCCGCCGGACTCAGGCTGGAAGAGGGCGTCGGCATACTGAACGATTGGTTCTCGTATGACCAGAACAGCCCGATCAGCTCAGTCAACCAGCCGAAACTTTACATATCCGAAGACTGCATAAACACCATCTGGTGCCTGCGCGAATGGACAGGGCTAGACGGAGAGAAGGGTGCGAGCAAGGACCCGGTCGACTGCATGAGGTATCTGGCTGTGATGCAGCCCGGTTACTCGGACGACAAGACCTTCAAGGCCGTCGGAGGAGGAAGCTATTAATCCCATGCTAAACCTACCCTCAAACACTCCCCCTCTCCTCAGGCTCGCCGAAGCATCCATCGTCTTCAACTTGAGCAAATCGACGCTTCTCAGGCTTAGGAGAAAGGGCGCGATACGAACCTACAAGACCGAAGGAGGTCAGTTCATGTTCTATCGCGACGACCTCACCAATTTCATAACCAAGAACACCAATGGCCTCGATCAAATACAAGAATCACCCTAATCAGCGCGACCAGCTGGCATTCCACAACAGGGTGCCGGACATACAGTTCCTGCTGAACGAGTATCAGCGTTCGGCTTTCCACGGCACCATGGTGTCGAAGATGAATTATGCCGACGACATACGACTCGCACGATGGTCCGGACAGACTGACGACGGAAAGAAGCACAGCTGGGCCCGCCCGGATGGTGATCCCGCTTTCCCTTTTGAGGGAGCTTCGGATGTGCGAATCAGGCTGGTGGATCGACTGATCAGGGAGCAGAAGGCCCTGTTGATGCACTCGTTCAAGGCCTGCACCCTGAAGGTCGGAGGCACCGAGATAGGCGACACCATGGCCGCCGCCTCGGCTACCAACCTGATGAGGTGGCTCATTGAGACCAAGATGAAGCTTGAGCTCCACAAGGAAGCCGAGCTTCACGCCGATTACATGCTTCAGTATGGATGGTCCATAGTTCAGGTCACTTGGGATCGTCAGATGGGCAAGAGGACTCAGTCCATCAGCCTTGAGGAGATTTCCATGGCCGCACAGCAGGCCCAGATGCAGAACGCCGGCGAGACCATGATGACCAATCTGGTCGCTGCCATTCAGGCGGGCAAAGACGATTACGCCGTTCAGCTGATGACCTCGCTGCTTCCGAACGTCAAGGAGCAGGACCTGAGGAAGTGCGTCAAATCCATGCGTGAGACCGGAACGGGATACATCGACGAGCCTTATGTCGCCAAGAACCTTCCCGTCGTCACGGCTCTCAAGCCCTACGACGAGGTGTGCTTCCCCCCGGAGACGAGCGACCTTCAAAAGGCCCGAGTCATATTCCGCAGGCAATACGTCACCGAGGTTGAGCTAAGGTCCATGGCTGAGGTTGACGGATGGGACAAGGAGTTCGTCGAAAGCGCGAGCAGGACGATGGGCAACCATTATTACTTCAACGACCCCAACCTGATACCTACCACGACGATGCTCAATACGAACATCCAGCGTGGAGACAATCTGGTTGAGCTGGTGTGGGCCTACTACAGGCAGCTCGACAAGGACAACATACCGGCGATCTACTATACCGTATTCTGCCCTCAGGTCGGCAGCGAGCTATACGGAAAGCAGGAGCTTCTTAACTACGCGCACAATCAGTATCCGTTCGTCGAGCTTCGCATGGAGACTTCCCGTAGGCAGGTGACGGAGTCCCGCGGCATACCTGAGATATGCAAGACCGAACAGGAGGAAGTCAAAGCTCAGCATGACGCGATTAGGGACAGGACGGCTATCGAGGTTCTTCCTCCGGTCAAGGTGGTAAAGAGGATAGGCGCCCTTAATCGAATCGCACCCGGTCAGGTCCTTCCCGTCACCAACAAGGATGACTACACTTGGCTGGAGCCCCCTGCCGGCCGCGCCGAGTATGCCTTCCAAGTCATCGAGCAGGTTGAGAAGAATCTTGGCAATTACTTCGGCTTCCAAGTCGGAGAAAAGCCCATCGACCCCGTGAAGATACAGATGATGAAGCAGCTTCAGGTCGACAATTGGCTCATGTTCTGGACTAGATGCTTCAGCCAGATGTTCTCCTTGTGCCTTCAGTTCATGGAGGAAGAGGAAGTCGTGAGGATCACGGGCTCTCCCCTCAAGCAGGGCATGTCCGACATTCACTCCCAATATGATCTGAACGTCAGGTTCGACGTCAGGGACGCCGATCCGGACTTCGTGCGCGAAAAGCTCAAGTCCATCGTCGAAACAGTCGTTCCTCTGGACGTCTCTGGCGTAATCGATCGAGACAAGCTTGTTAAGCTCGTCATCGAGTCCATCAGCCCGGATGCCGCCCGCGAGCTTGTCATCGACAAGGCTACGGCCTCCCAGAAGCTGTATAAGGACGTCACCAATGACATAGCCCTCATGATGCTCGGCAACGAGGCTCAGTATGTCGAAAATGACCCGCAGGCCTCCTCCAAGCTTCAGTTCGCTCAGGATATCCTCGCGAAGAATCCGAAGGCGCAGCAGGCGGCTCAGGGGGATCGCATCTTCCAGATACTCCTCGAGAACTACATGAAGCAGCTTCAGTTCTCTGTTGAGCAGGAGAAGAACAAGCAGATCGGACGAGTTGGCGTATCTCCTGCGTCTGACAAGATTCAGGAGGAGTTCGGCAAGGCTCAGGAGGAGGAGGCCGCCGCGGCCGCCGAAGGTCAGGCTCAGGCTCAGGCCCCTCAGGTCCAGACCCAGCAGCCTCCGATACAGATGAGCATCTAACCTATGACCCCTGAATCCAACAAATACGTCCAGAACGCATTCGGCGCAACGGACCCCAACTCGGTCGAGCTCTTCAAGGCCGTCCTTGTCGTGATAGACTACGCCTTGCAGATTGAAATGGGCAAGGTCATGGCTCCTTCGACGACGGGAGAGGCCAGAACTCACTCGGCAGGAAGGCTGGACGCACTCAATGAGATGCTCGTCCACCTTCAGGACCGAAGGGACTCCGCGCTTAAGCCGAAAACGGGTCAAACCAGCGGACAGTAATAGAGCGTATTGCTTTGACGCATACGACGGCCATCAATCCTTACGTCTCTGCGGACGTTAAACGCTGACCTACATGGAAGAAGACCAACAGCCACAAGCTGATCTCGAACTTGGGAACGAGACTAATCCCCCCATGCCCAACGCTAGGCAAGCCGATCCTAGCAAAAATGAAAGCCCGGAAGATTTTTTCTCCCGGGTCCTGTCTGGCGGCCAGATAGAACAGACCACCGGCGTGGAGTCGCCGGAAGCGCCCGAGGCAGCAATGCCAGAGGCAACCACGGAAGCCGAAGATGCCGAACAACAGTATGACGATAGCCAAGACCGCTCCACCAAAGGCGTTCAGAAGCGACTCGCCAAGCTTACGGCCCTAAGGCGGGAAGCCGAGGAAAAGGCTAGCAGGCTAGAACAGGAAGTCGCAGAGCTCAAGCGATCCAAGGTCGTCGAGAAGGCTCAGTTGCCCAATCAATTCGCGCAACTTGAAAGCATTACCGATATACAGGCCGAGTTTGAGAGACAGCGAAAAATCCGACTATTCTGCGAGCGTTACCCGGACGGATACTACCCAGAGGGGGAAGGAGAACCCGTATCGAAGGAGAACATGTCCAAGGCGAAAGTCAGGGCACTCCAAGCGATAGAGGAAGACCTTCCTAGGCAGCTGGCGTATGTAGAGGAGAAGAACAAGGCCATGCAATTCGCCCGAAGCGAGTTTAGCTGGCTTGCTGACCACAAGGATGAGCGAACGACTAAGGTTAAGGCCTTTATCGACGCAGTCCCTGAGATCAAAAGGTTCCCCGACTACGAAATATACGCCGCGCACATGGTCAATGGAATGACGAGCTACAAGGCTCAGAAGTCCATGGCCCAGAAGTCCCAAGGTAGGGTTCCGGTGCAACCGACTATGAGCAGCGTTCCTGCGCCGCGTCAGCCCCAAAAGAGCGACCCGGTTCAGTATGCCTCTAGTGTGGAGCGCTACCGCAGGAGCGGATCGATCGACGATCTGGCTGATGTGTTCAAGAACAAGTTCATCTAACGACCAAACATCATGGCTAATCTCTACGAACGGGACTTCCAGAATCAGCGCCCCCTCCCCGGCGCCCGCATCGGTATCCGCGAGGAACTGAGCGACCTCATCCTCAACGTCGACGCCAAGGACACGCCCATCTCCTCGATGGCTAAGCGTGGCTCTAAGCCCGGCAACACGACCTTCCGCTGGCAGGTCGACCGCAACCCCGAGCCCTCCGTGGAACTCGGTATCGTTGACGGCAAGGACGTCGATCCGAACAACCTTACCGGTGCCAACGCTGGCCTCGGTGGCGGTGAGTTCAAGCAGTATACCGTCGGCTACAGGACTGAAGTCGAGAACAACATCCACATGTTCCGCAGGGCCGTCCACGTCTCTAACCTGACGCAGGATATCCTCAATATCGCGGGCGTTAAGGATGAGCTCTCTCGCCAGCTCTCCAAGGCCACCATCGACCTGAAGCGCTCCATGGAGCTCACCTTCACTTCCGATATCCTCCCGGTCCTCGATAACGGCACCCTGCCCTATCGCACCCGATGCCTCACGGCTTGGATCAAGCCCGAGCTCGCTTCTGCTCAGTATAACACCCAGACCAAGTATGGTATCCAGAATACCAACTCGAGCGCTGGCAACTACAGGCAGGAAATCCGCTCGATCAACGAGAACTTCCTCACCCCGTCCAGCTCCATCATCGGAACCGGCCTTACCGTCGATAATCTCTCTGAGAACGACGTTCAGGACGTCATGACCTCGGTCTACGAACAGACCGGTCAGTTCCGTTCGCATGAAGCCGTCGTCGGAACCTCCCTCAAGAGGCAGTTCACGAACCTCGTCTACACCCAGCGCGCTCCGGCCTCTGGCCTGAACCCGACGATCAACTCCAACCGCGACGCCAACTCGGACACCATCAAGGCTTCCGTCGACGTCTTCGAGGGCGACTTCGGCCGCCTCTCGCTGATCCCGTCGCAGTTCCTGCATGCCGGTGTCAACCCCTACACCATCAAGTTCCACACCAACGCCGAAATCACGGCCAGCGGTTCGGCTCTTGGTGCTCTGGGCATCACCTCCGGTCAGAATTGGGTCGTTTACGATGGCGACGTCACGAACACCGCCAACATCGTTCTCAAGAACGTTACTTGGTCCAACGGCGTTCCGACCGTCGACACCACCAGCGCTGTCGCCGCTTACACCACCGAGGCTGACGCCAAGAAGCACGTCAATCTTCACGCTCAGAACGCGAAGACCAAGGGCTTCATCATTCCGTGGGAATACCTCGAGATCCGATACGGTGGAAACATCGCTCAGGTTCGCGAGCTCACCGAAAACGGTGGCGGCCCCCGTCGCATGATGGAAGCCATGGCTGCTCTGGTCGTCCAGAGCCCGCTGTGCTTCGGCATGTTCGACTACAAGGCTAACGACGCCTAATCATACGAGGTCATGGCTGAGCTGCCGCCCATCCATGAAGCCATCCCCGGCGACCTTCTCCAGCCCATGCTGGAGGAGTTTCGCTCGGGGTGGAACCTCCGTAAGGTCCAAGCAGAGGCAGCTCGGAAGCTCATCGCCGAGACCAACAAAAATGAGCACCAATTTTCCGAGGGTCTGGGCCAGCTGAAGGCCCGTATCCCCATCGATTTTTATCAGCACATGAAGTTCTTGTTCGGCCCTGACATATGGAACGACAAGAAGTTCCTGAACAGGATCCTCCAAGAGAATCCTGAGTTTAAGCCCAACGTAGCGGCGAAGACGCAGATCGTCACTCCGGGGCTTCCCTTTTAACCGACATGGAACAATATAACGAAGGTCGCATGCCTAGGCGCAACGCCGGGCCTACGGCGCCAACCCCGCCTGCCCCGCTTCAGCATAGCCGGACCTATAATCCTAACGCTTACGAAAGCTCGGCCGACATAGTTGCCCGAAGGAACGCACAAAACGCACTTCAGAACACCGTTCGCGGAAGCGATAATAGGGCGAACTACATGGCTGATGCCATAAGCTCTCCTCGCCCCCAAATGGCGATGCCCCAGATGCCTCGTCAGGGAATGTTCGGACTCACCCCCAACGCCCCAAACCAGATACAGACCCCGTTCCATCACTACCCGAGCTTTAATCAGGGCGGATCTAGCGACATAGACGCCATGATGGGAGAGCTCGCCGACAGGGAGTTCAACAGGAGCAGGATGAGCGATATGGCTCCGATGATTCCAATGGACCCGAGGAACCGAATGGACTCGGCTCCGTTTGGCGGAGGATGGTCGGCCCCTCAGCCCCCCACCCGAGGAATAGATCCTAGCATGGGCATGGGAGGCATCAAGAAGGGCGTCAAAAGGGGAATAGGCGCCATGGGCGCCTTGGGCGGAATGGCCGGACTTGGCATGAGCTTGGCCGACATGACCCCTGAGGAGATAAATCAGATGTATCTGTATCTATCTCAGGGTGGCGCGTTTGGCGGCGAAAATTATCCGGGCCCGTAATAATGCGATCCGCGAACTTCAGCGAAATACTTCACTCGGCCTTGCAGTTCTGCGGGCTGGACAGGAATCTCACGACGCTGGACAGGTTCGCCATGATACGCGATTTCGCCAGCCGACGCATCCAAAAGATCTGGGAATCCAACGATTGGCCCGACCTGAAGCGATACACTCGCTGCTCGACCAATGTCGAAAACGAGAGGCGCAAGATAGTTACTCCTGCTGACGTCGGTCAGGTGATATGCGTGTGGTCTAAGGACCCGCTGGCGTCGTCTCATGGAGTCCAGAAGGACTTCGAGGGAATCAACGACGGCTTCTATCTGGCCAACGACAATGACTCTGAGGTGTGGGTCGAGCATCGCCCTGATGCCCCCGTCCTCTTTGGCGACCCTTGGAAGCCTGCGACTACCTACTACAACGGAGCTCAGGTCTACTACGATGAAGGCCCCGGCCTTGCCGGCATCATAGATGGAGCCTCTGCCATAGTTCCCGTCAATGGATACCCGACCAAGGGTAACTTCTGGAATTACAACGGAACCAGCCCTTCGAGCCCGGGAACCCCTCCCGACATACATCCAAATTGGACAAAGGTGGTTATACCGCGGCTCTTCTCTGACTACATATCCCAAGGAGCCTTCTCCGACTACAGCCGAGCTCAAGGCAACGCCGACGTCAATACGCTCGGTTTCATCGAGAACAGGGCCGAGGAAGCCAAGGACCACGCCCTCGATCAAGTCCTCCGACAGCAAGGCATGACCCGAAAGATCAATTTCCGAAGCTACTGACATGTTCAACAAGACCACCCCCCTCATCAAGCGGTTCAAGACGAAGACCTTCACGGCCTCCGCCACCGCCACCAAGATTAACCCGGTTGAGCTTGGCGAGCAGCGCATCCAGCTGCACATCCAGCCTCAGACTAACCATTGCCACGTCGCCTTTAATGAGGGCGATACGGCAGGACTGCAAATCGCGAACGGCGGTATCTACATTATCGAAGGCTATCAGGGCCCCCTGTTCATCACCGGCAACGGAACTGTAGTCGTCTACGAGGGCGTTATCTAATGGGCTCGTCGTATCTGCCCCCTTCGGAGCAGAACGTCGTCAACGTAGGCGATGAGCTGTCTCAGGCCGCCATTGACGCCATTAACGCCGCCGTATCTCCGTCTGGGACTAACCCATTTGTCACGGCCAGCGAGTCCGCTGGGGCCGGCTTTAGCGATTATGACAACTTTAAGATCTATTCGGCAGGAGACGTTGTATTGGATTCCAATGACTTCTACCGCTTTAACACCTTTATAGGCGCCGCGGGCTATGGCCCGATCACCCACCCGTCCGCGTGGACTAAGCTGTCCTCGCAGGACCTTGCTGAATACGCCCTGCTTTCTGGAGGAACCTTCACGGGCAAGGTCAACACAGTCGCTCCTACTGCCACAAATGCTGGACTAAACATCGGCAGCATCGACTCAACCTCCATACTTACCAATTCGGTTGCTGGTGATGTTTGGATTGGCAGGTTTCAGATTACCTACAAGAACGCACAGGGGAATGTTATTTACGGCGCGGCCACGAATATCGCCAACACCTTCAATGCCCCTCAAATCATCGACACGACCAACTCCGCCGCTGCCTTGCGCGTCACGCAAAAGGGAACCGGAAATGCCATCGAGATAGAGGACAGCACGACCCCTGACGCCACTCGCTTCGTCGTCGATCAGCATGGAAGGGTTGGCATCGGAATAGCGCCTTCAACTGTTGCCGTGCTTAGGGTCGACTCGACGGGCATAATGTTTGGCGACGGAACCCGCCAGACCACGGCAATAGTCCAAGGCCCTCAGGGCATTCAAGGAGTTCCGGGGCCTCAGGGCCCTGCGGGACAAGACGGGCAGACGGGTCAGACGGGACCACAAGGCCAGACGGGCGACACCGGCGCAACGGGCCCAGAGGGACCTCCGGGGGCTGGCGTAATAAATTGGAGGGGCGATTTCAGCTACGCAACGTCATATGACCAGAATGACGCCGTCAGGTATAATGGATCCAGCTACATATGCACATATCAGCACACGGCGTATAACTATCCTGACTCCAATAGCTACTTTGACCTCATGGCCCAGAAGGGCGACCAAGGTCCGGCAGGCCAAGATGGTTCGAGTGGAATATCTGACGCGAACTATGACGGATATTACTACGTCAGAAAGGACGGAGCTTGGTATCAGGCCAACGTAGTTTCAATATACGACTCAAACAGCTCTAATTACTACAATGTCCTCACAGTCTAAGCCGCCCATCCCTGTTGTGGCAGGTAAAGTAGGCGTGTTCTACAATGAGCACACCAAGATAATCAGTCACTTTGCCAGCTTCCCGAACGCGGGAAGCATAATTTCCAACCTTTCCGTCATTCTGGCCGACGACGATGAGTCGCTTCAGGCTAAGATAGCGGAGGAAAAGCTAATCCAAAAACCATGATCACCATCATCCTCATCTCTCTCTCTTTCGTCGGCGGCGTTTACGTCGGCGCCCGCTGGGCTGAAAAGCTCCGCGAGGTCTACCACTCCATCACCGGTAAGTAATGGCCCGAGAGGTCACAGCCGACGCCGACCTGAGGTTCGAGGGGTTCGCCAGCTATCCGAATAGCGCGACCTTCGAGCCTAGCTCGTTTCTGGAATACGCCAGCAACGTCAGGATTACGGACGGAGTGATATCTCCTCGGAATGGGTCCAAGCTCGTCCTTTCTGCCGGTCAGGACGCCAATTACGCCGTTGTCGCGCAGCACGGAAACGGAGACTCTATCATCATCTTCGGCTCCAATCAGCGCCATGAGATCGATGACAACCAGACATATGTCCTGTCTGCCATAGCTGGATACCAGCAAGTCAGGGGTCAGGGCTACCTAAACGCCATTTGTGCCGAGTCTACTGACGCCAGCTTTACGTCCGGAGGCAACATCACCGAACGCCTCGTCACGGCCAAAGACGACCAGCTCCGCTTTACCGCCTATGGAGGCGTGAAGCCCGTCCCAGCTGACACGCTGAGCCTAGTTCAGGGAACCTATGACAGGATTCAGGCGATATCTACGGGCCACAATAGCGTTCTGGCGTTCGGTAAGCGCAGCATCTACATGGTCAAGGCTGGCGTTGGATACCTATCTGCCCAGAAAAAGCAGGACGCCCTCCATCAGGTCCAAAAAATAAGCTCATCCGACGGGACTACGGGCCCGGACTCGGTGGCAACCTCTGGCGGGGTAACTGTTTTCTTCGACGCCAACCGCCGCCCGGGCGTAAAAGTCCTCGCCGGAGATAAGTTCTCCGAGGGCGCTGAGCCGATGAGCACGGTGATACAGGACATAATGGACAAAGTTAACCCTGCGTCCTACGACAAGGTGTGTGTCGTTGCTTATTGCGGACGATTTTACGTCACCCTTCCGTTTGCTGAGTCAAACCAGACGCGATGGAAGGTTCTCGTCCTTAATCCTCAGATCAAGGGCATGTTTGAGTCTCTGGACGAGTATCCCTTCAACCCGTCCACGCTGCTGGTTGCGCGAAAAGCCGGCAGGCCTAGGCTGTTTGCCTTTGATTCTACCAACAAGAAGATCTATCTGCTCGAGGAAGGGCAGCATGACTCAGGAAATACCGCGTTCGAGCCCATCAGGTCGGAAGTAAGGACGCGTAATTACATGTTCAGGGCCATGGCCGACAAGAAATACGACGCATTTTACGTCCACATGGACAATGCGGACGATTCCAGCGTATACATAAGCGCGATAACCGTAAATCCGGACTCCGAGCAGGTGATGGATAAGTTCAGCACGGCCAAAGGAAGCACGATTAGGCGCGGTTTGATCAACAAGCGAGCCATGGGCGTGAAGCTCAAGATCGTTGTCATCGGAGGCTCGGCCCGCATCCTCGCGTGTGGCGTGGACGCCTCTATCGCCGGAAGATCCCTATTTAGCATCTACTAATGACCAGCCCGCTACCAAATGGGACAGTTCCGGCAAGCGAGTGCATGCCTTTTGATTTTCCCGTAGCCCACACGACTACGTCTTCCTCCTTCCCCGTAGGCGGAGACGGATACATAACGAATCAGGGCTACAAGCTATACGGAAGATGCTTGGTGAACGAGATGCTGACGGGAATCAGCGCCTATTCGCAAGCGACCGCCGATTGGTCGTCCACCAATCTTGCGGCGAAAACCGCGATGGCGAGCGACGTAAGCACGTTCTCAATCGGATTCAGGGACTCCATGCTTCACGGGATGGCTGGTCAAGGCCTCCCGGGCGTTACTGTAAGCTACGTCGACAATGTCCCAACCAAGGAAGACCAAAGGCTTAAGCTTACCGAGCTGGCGGCCGCGGCAAAAGCCCTCCTTGAGGATAACGAAATAGATCCCACCCAGAACGCCCAATACGCGGCTGGCCTGAGCGCGGCCATGGGCGGTGGCCACAATTCCGCAACCGCTATCAAGGACAATATCACCTTTGAGCAGAAGCTCCAAGCCAAGCAGATAGCATTCGCCACCTACAGTCAGGCTCTGGACGCCTACTACAAGACCTATACCGCAACGGCGACGCAGCTAGGAATGAGCGCAAACCAGACGGGATTGGCTACTTCTGCTACCATACCTACTGTTGTTCCGTTCGAGTCCCAGCTTGCCGCCGACGTGTTCACGAATTGGCAGGACACCCTAAACACGGGTCAGATGCGCGATCAGCAGATCAGGCAGACGCTCAATGGCGCAAAGGCCATGGATAGCGTATACAACATGACCCAGACTTGGATATCGACCAATAACAATGGAGCCGGCTTCTCGTCTGAACTTCTCATTGGCCTGACCGGAATAAGGTCCCAATACAAGGCCGCCATAACCTACTAACATGCAACAGCTCAACTCACTATACCGGGGAGACCAAAGCGACAGCCTTTCCAATATCATGGGGATGCAATACGCTCCCCACGCTCAGCTCAGCAAGTTCTCCGGGGACATGATGAGCACGGGCATGCAGCTATCCAACGCAACGAACCGAACCATCATGTCCCTGTCCTCTCAGGAGGCCATTGAGCGCAACAGGCTCAAGGAGCAGGCTAGGGCTACCAACCTGAACTACCTTCTTAATGACAGGGCCGCAAACCTTGCCGACCAAAGGTTCGGGTTCGACGTAGATAAGGATATTTTCGGACGCCAGAAAGACGTAGCCACATTCAACCAGACCAACGCCAACAATAAGGCCAACCAAGACGTATTGGCAAAGAACGCGGAAACGCAGCGAATATTGGCGCTCCAGCCCAACAAGAACAGGGTCAGGACGGAGCAAGAAGAGGACGCCGACGCATTGGCCGAATGGGATATATACACGACCCAGCTTCAGCGAATGATGGATCGCATTCCCGAGAACGAGCAAGACCCCCAGAAGGCCGCCGACAGGAAGGCGATGGGAGATTGGATCAAGGTCATAGGTGGCTGGAGGGGTAAGGCGGATCACCGCAGGTATCTCAAGGCGTTCAAGAACTCTCCGATGTTCAACCCGCTGTTCGGCATAATCGGCGCGAAGCCCGGAGAATCAACGGTCACCGTTCCGTAATTCATGCCGGGCAACCTCTATCAATATGTCCCCAAGGCCCTTCAGGGAAATGTCCCTCCGAAGGGCATGGAGGATATTGAAGGGATAACGTCGCACGGACTGAGGAACGCCATAGTAAGGGGCTATGACACGGATCAAATCCTGTATGAATACGACAGGAGGAACGCGGCCGTTGATACGGCTTCAAAGGTCCAGCTTGCCGACCTAGGCCTAAATACTTTCGGAAACGGCGTAGACATAGTCGCTAATTATGCCGGTCCCGCCAGCAAAGCGGCCAACCTTTCGGCTAGGCTTTCAAAGCTAAGCCCTTATTTGAACACGGGCGTGAACCTGATACAAGGAGGCCTCACCACCGCTTCCGGGGTAAACCCTTACGGAGGATTTGAGGACGCACCCATGAGCGTTGCCGCCTATGACGTGGCAGACTCCGCTCCGGCCATGATAGGAGCATCCATAGCAGGACCCGTAGGAATGGCCGTCGGCCAGACCCTTCTTGGCGGTCAGGCTAGCAGGGAGATGATGATAGCTCAGGCAAACAGGAACAGGCCCGTGTGGACGCAAAACCCATCCGAGGACCAGCTCATAGGATATAGCAGCCCTGATTGGAACCGGAACATGTTTTCTCAGATCGCGACCTCTAACCTCAACTCAGAGATGGCAAGAAGGCAGGGTCTGTTCGAGAAGAGATACATGGACGCCAAAAGGGCAAAACTCCCCGAGTGGTCCTTGAAGAACAGACGCAACCTGCATGGACAGCTTCTGGCTGACTATGACGACGCCCAGATCGATCAGAATTGGATGCAGAAGGCCTATTATGCCATAAGGCAGATGACAGAGGGCCAAGGCGGAACGGCGTTCGACGACTTCGTCCAGCACTCTAGGGACAACAGGGCTCAAGAGAACGCAGTAAGGAAGCTGTCTGCCGATATTTATTTTGCAGAAAACCCTCCAAGCAGATTCGATAAAACCAAGGACATACCTTAAACATCATGGCATACGTCATTCCCAAAATAGAAGATATCATAGACGATAACGACCTGAACGACAACCTAGCTAGGGCTAAGAACAGGGTCGCTACGCTTAGGGCCGAGAAGGCGGCGCTGGAAGCCGACAAGGCCGCCAACAAGAAGTATGACACCAAGCGACTTTCGGAGGTCTCCTTGGAAGTTGCCGAGCTCGACGACTTCATTGTCAGGGAGCCTACCGTAAGGCAAAAGGTCGAACAGCAGGTCACCGACAAGGCCACCAAGCAGACCGAAAAGGAGACCGCCGAAAAAACCAAAAAGGCTGAAGCGGACTTTGAGAAATCCTACAACACGGAGCTTGAGGGCAAGGCCGTCAGGGGTGGTAAGCCCGACTTTGACATACTTGCCGGCCTAACACCGGAACAGAGGCAGCTGATCAATACCTCCAATACGGGAGAGGGATACGGAGGCTGGAGGAATACCTTCAACGCCTTGAACCCGCTTGGCCTCGCTTGGATGTTTGGCGACAACAACGCCGCCATTCAGGCAAACGCTAGGGGCATGGATAACTTTAGAAGGTTTGGCAGCGCGGGTTTTGAAGGCTCCGTCATGGATCAAGACATGGATCAAGAAGATGCGCTTGGAAACAAGCTTAAGCTTAAGCTTCCCGGGGGAATGACCTCGAAGGAATACCTTACGCTGCTTGCTGCTGGCGACGTTGATACGCTTGCCAAGAGGACCGGCGCAACTGAGCCTGACGTAGCCGCGCTGGCGGCGGCAAAAGCCGACCCCAAGGCTACAGCCCAAGGCGACTATGACACCTTGGCGGCAAACAAGGCTCAAGCCGAGGATGCGCGCCGAAAGGCCGCAGCCCTCCCCGGCGTAAATGAAACGATATCCGACGCGGGGCCCGGATCCAGAAGGCTTTTCTCGAAAAACTACGCCTCCCCGATCCTCCAGACCGCCCTTGGCGTTGGAACGTATGCGTATAACAGCGCAAAAGGCGGGGCTGAATACACCAGCGAAGCTGGAGCGTTCGACGATGAAGCTCGCGGATGGATAAGGAGCGACGTTGAAAGGCGACGCCTAAAGAGTCAGGAGCCCCAGAGGAAGGAGTTCGATAAGAGGCAGAAGAAGTCGCAAGACGTGATAACTAACGCGCTCTTCCCCATCATGGGGACCGGCATGAAGGACTACTCTAGTCGAGACGTAAAACAGGTCGTAGAAGGCATCAGGGCCAACTACAAAGACGGAAAGCCCGGCGGCCTTAAGGTTGCCGGAATAAGCGGAGATCAGGAAATGATGGACCTAGCTTTTAAGGCCGCCGAAGCTTACGAGAGGGGCGACGAAGAAGGATACAAGGCGGCAAGCAACGTGAACTCCACCCTGAACACGAAGCTTACTGCGATGGGCTTTAAGTCTAGGACTCCCGTGCTGATAGGAGGCTTCAGCCCTGAGTCTGGAGACCTCGCCACGAAAGGCGCTGCCGTCCTCATACCAAATGAAGAAGGTCCCGGCTACAGGGTGATGATAATACCCATAAGGTCCGGACAATTCGGAACCCCATACGACACCTCTAGGACTCCCGAAAGCATGCCTGACATTTCTGGACTTGGTAGCGACTTCTCTCTGGAAGAATACTCCAAGCTTACCGGAGCACCCGAGGCTCTCGCCGCGGCCCAAAAGGAACGAGACCTTGCCGCGACGCCAGACGGAAAGAAGAAGAAATGGAGGTATACCCCTCCTAGCGCCACCGGAACCCCCTGATAATGGACCCAGACCAGATAGCTGCCCTGATTAACCAAACTCCACAGCGTCAGGCCCCGACGCGAGGTGGAGACATGCTTGAGGACTATGAGATAGCCAAGCAGATGTATGGCGGCAACGAGATGAGGGCCATGGGCGCCATCATGCAACAGGGGACGGGTTTTCAGGAGAGCAAGCAGAAGTATATAGAGGAGCAGAAAAAGCTCCAAGACCCCAACTACCGAGCCCAGCAGTTCTACATGAGCGCTGGCAACATGGGGGCAGCCCTTCAGATCGGAAAGTCCAAGGGGTCGGCGCTTTTCAAGATGGGGACCGAAATCGACATGGGTCGGGCCGGAACCTTCATGATGGCCCCGGACGGGAACATGGATGTTACAACGGGCGATGGAAGGTCGGTAAGGCTTCCTTCATACATGATGGCGGCACGTCAGGGCGTAAACGTCCTGCCCTTTACCGGCGGAGACGAAAACGCCGACATGTATAGGACCAGCATCCAGAACAGCCAGAGGGTCTTTGGCCTGCTCGACGAGCTGGAAGACCTGTATAACGATAGCGGATACATAGGATCCCTCTCCCCCACGTCCCGTGCAGCCAGAGCGCTTCAAATCGAGTCAATGCTTACGCCCGTCGTGCTCCAGACGCTGTCTGGGACCAAAAGCCTAGCAGGCGTCTCCGAGAAGGAGCTTGAAATGATCCAAGGCGGAGTCCCTAGGGCCGCCAGCAACATGATGTGGGGTCGCAGGTCCAACGAACTTCTTAAGCTTCAGAAACTCAGGTCAGAGATTCAGGGTGTGGTATATCGAGCTTCCAAGCTCAATGGTATTGAATTGATCCCGAAGAAGCGCCAACCTTCTGGCGCCGGCGGGGCAGCTTCATCTGCCACCATCCCCGGAGTCATACCTGAATAATGGACCCCATCGAATCTACCCAACCTCAAACGCCGGAAGACAGGGACGCCCAGATAAAGCGCGATATAATCGCTGGGCTCCAAGCTGGAGGGATGCAGGTCAGGCCTGCTCCCGCGTTTGACTTCGAGGAGCAGTCTCCTGCCGTGGAGGCTCAGGCCGACCCCTCCCTGCTTACGGGCAAGGACGTCTTTGAATACATGCAGATGAACCGCAAGGCGCGGTTCTCGAACGACGAGATGGGCAGGAAGTCGTTCAGGATGATGATGGAATACATGGACACCAAGAAGACCGACTTCATTGGTGCCGCCGAAAACGCCGTCGGACAGATGATCGAAGAGCTCGGCGGGCTTGCCGACGCGCCTCTCAATCCTGCCAAGTTCGCCGCAAGCACGGCAGAAGGAGCCGCCAAGGGCGTGGCGGACATGTATGGAATCTTCGCTCAGTCCGAGGACCCGGGAAGCTGGGGCTTCAAGCTCAAGAATTACTTGATGCGCCTTTCTGGCGTCGACGACGGAGACGTGGACTCGCAGATCCGTCAGTTCCATGAAGCCAGAGATTTCAACAATCGCTCATACGAGCACATGGAAGGAAAGGGAACCATCCTTGGCGACTACATGCCTGAGGGATGGAAGAAGACCTACGAAGGGCTCGTAGATGCCAAGTTTGCGACGGCGCTTTCTTACGCCGTCCTTGACATACCTGAGTGGTTCTTTTCCGCAGGAGCCTCCACTCCGGGCACGGCGCTTAAGCTGGCGGCCAGCGGGGCTGCTAAGAGCGCGAAGGCCACTTGGGCGGCCCGTGCGGTTGAGCGACTCGGAGGATACGGAACGAATCTTGTCGGCAAGGGAATGGATGTTGCCGCCGGAAAAACCCTTGAGGCTGCTGGCGCAATAATCAGGGCTCCCTTCAAGGCCATCTACGGAGCTTCCGCTGCTGCAACGCAGCTCGCAGGAGACTACGCAGGTAACGCCGTTCGCAATGCCACCACCGCCGCCGCCGTCGAGATGGGCGCTGAAGTCGTCGGTAGCGGACTCAGGCATCCTGCCATGGGCTTCATGCGAAGCATCGGTCTTGAGGCTCTCGGCGAGCTGGCTCAGACGGCCGGAGCGGACATAGTCGATCGCGCGCTGGGCAAGGCCATGGTTAAGCCTGACGCGATAGGCATGACGACGCTTGAAAGGCTTGCTTCTGGAACCGCCCGCGGAGCAGACCTAATGTCTCGCGAGGCTCAGATGCTTGCCGTCGGCGTGAACGCTACTGTCGGATGGGCCACCAGCATGTCCAGCTCCGCGCTGAAGGCGATGTTCAGGGATGGCATCATTGGTGCCGGAATAGGCTACTACAATTCCCGCGGAGAAGGAGCCGGTGCCGGCGTCGGCATGGGAGTCGCTTGGGGAGGACTGTCTGGAACCGTCCGACATATGGGAGCATACACGCGCTTCCAGCATCAGGATCAGCTGGTCGTAGATAACTTTAAACAGTATGGCGTCGAGGCCTTCAGGCGAGTCCTTGGCCCGACGGGATATGAGAGCGCCAAGAGGTTTGCCGAGCACATCGAAGGCTATGGAGACCTAAGGACTTCCGCCATAGAGATGGCCCATCTCCAGACGCTGATAGCACACGAAGGAGCGCTCATGGGCGCTGGAAACGTGAACTTCTACTTCGGCGACGTAAGCAAGAACCCGAACGAGCTCGTCCAGATCCTCGTAGACATGAAGGCTACTCCGGGAAAGATAGCCGAAATACTCAAGGACGCTCCCATCGCCGCCGGAATGATGGCGGACTTCAAGGACATGAGCGGTGCCGACAAGAAGATTCTTGTCTTCAACAGGGAGAACTACAGGCCCACCACGGGGCGACATGAGGTGGCCCACCTGCTTCTCAGGTCTGTGGCGGAAGCCAACGGAGACATGGAATACATCTCCGACGGACAGAACAGGTTCAAGATATTTAGGCCTAACTATCTCCTGAATCTTCTTGGCGCGACGAAGGACATGGGAGCCATGCCGGATAAGGCGTGGAACTCCATGATACAGTCATATCATGCCCTTAATGGTGTGACCCGAATGGGCATGGATGAGGCTACCGCAAGGTCTTACGGGGCAAGCATGGCTAATAGCGTCGAGGCGTTCCGCGACCTATACTCCAAGGGCCAGCTCAACCTTCAGGATGCCAATATTGCCGGGCTCGTAGGTGCCATATCGCTCGTAGCTGAAGAAGCTTTCGCCTACTACCAAGGCGGACTTAGTAACGTCCTTCCCGTCGATCAATACACCAAGGACCCTGCGGCTAGGAATATGCTCAGGGCTTGGGCCGAGAACAGGGCCGCGAGAAAGAACAGCCTTATCATGGCCGACCTTGAGATGGCCGGCGTTGAGATCAAGGCTAGGCTCACCAACCCCGACGGAACCCCCAAGATTTTCAGCGACCAGAAAGATCAGCACGGATATCCGATACCCGTCTTTGATTCTTTCCTGTTTGATGACGGAAAGATGCTCAGGACTCCGGGCATGGACTCTTGGATCGACATGGTCATGCGTCAGGCCTACTCGAAGGGGGAAGTCCTTACCTCCACGATGGATCCGATCCGTCAGGAGGCCTTGGCCAAATCGGCAGGAAAGACCCACCTCTTCAACTCCGTAGCTGGCGGCGGCATGAGGCTCAAGTCCCCCAAGGAGCTGGACGAGATATCCTCCAAGCAGGCCCAGACTATACTTGGCGCCGCAGGGTCCGTCCCGGAGGACGTCAGGCCTTTCGTTGAAGTCGATCAGGAGGGCGCCACCAAGATAAAGCTGGAGTCGATTAGCTCTGACGCTCTTGAGGCAATCAAGAAGTCCGGCGCCTTCACCAAGCAGGAATGGGATGGCATCGTGGGCATGATTAACATCGTCCAGCGCAACAGGCAGGGCGCGATGCACCACAACGTCCTCAATGCCACTCTTCTCGCCCACACCATGCAGGTCAGGAAGGGAGCCAGCGTCATAAGGCTTACCGGAAAGGACGTCCCTGTCACTTACCGCTCTTTCGTCCCGCTTAGCGTCGAGGTCTATGTGAAGACCCATGACGCTCAGGGGAACCCGCTCAGGAATCCGAAGGGAGGAGTGCTCATCCACTCGCTCGACGTCGCCGCTGAGAACAGGAGGCTCCAGAAGATATTCAGGAGGGCTGACGTCCAGCAGCTTTTCGGAGGAGACTTCGAGAAGTTCGTCCATCTCTTTAACTCCTACGTCGTCAACCAATCCGGACTGAACGGACCGCGCGTCCCCACCGCGGAGCTCTTCAAGCCCTTGTTCGGAGACGAATCGGGACGCGTCAGGGATATCATGTATGAGGCCTTCGGTGGACGAAAGACGAAGGACGCCACTTGGATCAATGAGCCCGCCAACGGATACAAGGGCGGAGCCGATGATCCCAACCGCCCGTTCTTCACGATGCGGTATGACACCATGGCCGACATACAGGTTCAGCCTACGGCGTGGAACCCATACTCTCGCGTCCCGTTCTTCCCTTACATCCATAACATCGCCTATGAAGGCGTGACTAAGAACTTCCAGCTGACCGGCTTCGCCGCCAGCCCCCTTGCCAACGGCGGAATGATGTTCCGCAACAGGCAGGGCTTCGAGATATTCGAGAGCAAGAAGGGTTATGCCCTGTTTGATCCGTTTGGCATTAAGGTCGGCGTCTTCAAGACCGCGGCCAAGGCTATGAAGAAGGCCGCCAAGGACGTCGGAGAGATGGATGAGGCCGACACCATACCGGACAATGCGGTGTTTGATACCAATCCGCACGTCGAGCAGGTCAGAGAGGTCGAGGACCTTACCTCTACGTTCATGCTTGGCGGAAGAGCCGGCGGCATATCCGGAAGGCTTGACGGAGCTCGCGGCGGTCTGGGAATGACTCCTGCCGAGTATGTTGCGTCGGTAGCTAGGACCAGCCCGAAGTCATCTTTCTCGGCCAATCCTATTACTCCCGGCGCAAGCCTGACGGACTTCCAGCCCTCAAACAATGAGCCAAGCGGCCTAGTTCAGGTCCAGATACCCAATCCTCTCGGAGGATACACGGTTGATTTCGCCGAGCCTAAGAAGTTTTTCAGGTTCGATGAGGTATTCAAGGGCAAGCTTTTGGATCTGGATGGAATAGATGTTCCGGGCGAAGAGCCTATCTTCAACGCCGACAGGTCTACCGCCACGTCGAGGCCCGGAGGAGACATGAGAAATGTGGTCCTCTCGTTTAGCCCGGCTCACATGAGGGCGCTAGTCGCCATACATGGTGCCGACTTCGCAAACAAGTCTCTCGCCGGAAGGACGGGAGCATCGCTGGTTGTGGCGACCGCAGCTAGGAACGGAAGCATACCCACCCCGAGCACGGGAGGCGTCTATAATGCAAGCCACGCCATGAGCCTTGCGTCCATCATGTTGACTAGGGACTCCGCCGGCTCCAGCGTCCATGAGGCCAAGGTTGATGCATTCGTCAGCAGGCATCAGATTGATTTTCTCGGGTTTGCGGCTGACAGGGTGAAGAGCGGCGCGGCCGGAGAGGTAACCCTAGACTCTCAGGGCAAGGTCAATCAGCCCATTCCGAACCAAGCCTTCATCAAGTCCGCTCTGTCTGTTAGGGCTACGTTTGGAACCCTTGATTGGGCTAAGCGCGTCATCAAAGATCAGACAAGTGGTATTGTTAGAAGCGGAACAGAGATAGCCGCTGCTAGGGCCATACTTTCATCCGTCTCAGGCGAGATGAAGCAGGGAGCTTCCGGCAAGCTCAACATACAGGTGAACAGGATCGCCAACCTAGACTTCATGAGAGCCTTCTCTGAGGCTCAGATGGTCTACGGGACGGAAAGTAATGTCCCTGAAATGGGAGGAATGTTTGCCGGCTTCTGGAGGTTCAACGCTCCCGACAATCCCGACCATGTCCTGATGTTCAACGATGCCATGGTCGACCTTACGGATACGGCCATCCCGAACGCAAATTACGCCTCAATCGCGAAAGTAGTCAGGGATATAGAGTCGCACCATTACAAGTTCCTTCAGCAAGCCAAGGCCTCCGTCCCTTCGCTCGGGGCGAAGACGCTTGGGCTGATGGATCAGAATCCGATAAGGTCATCTTGGATAAGCGGGCTTGATGAACTCATCCCGGGTCTCTCTGACGCCACCACGGACGTATTGATAAACAGGGGGTCGCAAACTCCAGCAAGCTCAAGGGCTCAGGTCTATCTGGATGCTTGGCATGACTCGGCCAAGCGCGTAGCCGCCAATGGCGGAGCCTTCAAGAAGACGGTAGTAGGAAAGTTCGGAAGCAATGGGAAGCTCGAGGTAGCCAAGTCTGGGGCCAAGAAAGGCTTCGCATGGATGGAGCTGACCAATGTCGATGATCCGGATGTAGATAACGTCCTTACTCATAAATCCATCTACGAAGGAATAGAGGATGCGATAAGCAGGCATGCCTCTGGCGATCAGTCCGCCCTGAATGACGCCGCCATACTTTATGGAGCTGTATCATCCCTAGCCGGGGACAAGAACCCGTTCTTCCACCTTATTAAGCCCACCTTTGAAAGAACCTTGGCGGGCGGATCTGAAGACACGTTCAACAGGTCTATATTCAGATCTGAGAAGGACTCTAGGCGCGGGCGAATCAAATCGGGAGTCGGTGGCGTTTCGTCCTCATACACCAAGCCTGCCGCGAGCGTTTATGACCTTCCGGCTTCTAGGTCATATGTGACCAAGGTCACCAGAAGGCAGGGCGGAGGAAAGACGCCGTCCATAGATAACGCCGCCTCGATGTATATCGAGTCGTCCGTTAATTCAGCCAACCCCAACAGGTATAGGTCGATATCCAAGGCGAACGCCCTGATAGGAACCTCCATCTCCCCCGTCATCGTAAGCGGAAGGGGTTCAAACATGTCGGTCGGAGGCTCCGCAAGTGTCGTCATTGACACCGGGTCCTCTACTCAGTCGGGATTCGCCACGGCAACCAACCCGATGGACAGGCTTGGGGCGCTTACCATGCCCGTCGATACGCTGGGCGCAGACAGCAACATCACCCGTGGAAACGTCTTTGACGCGTCGGGATCTACCTACAGCCCTGCGTTCCTTGCTATTGCTCTTCAGTCCATCAACGCCAACGGAGGCTATGACTTCTCCAAGCAGATGGCTAGGATGGACAAGGACGTGGCTGATTGGCTCGGAATGAACTCTTCTCTGGGCAACCTGTCTAGGAATACCATCGATCAGCTCACCCAAAGGCTTGGTCAAGGGATAGCGGAAGCGGCGGGAGATGCGGACAAGATAGGATCCATCTACGCCACGCTTACCAAGTTCCTCATAGACAATGGCGTCAGCCATGAGCAGGTCATGTTCGCCGAGAACATGATTATCTCGCGCATGAAGATCATGGAAGCCGCCGCGGCCGGTCAGATCAACGGACCTGAAGTCCTAGCCGGTCTCGCCTCCATCGCGGACTCCATGGTCCAGAGTGATGAGGTCCGGAACGGAGGGGCAAGGATAGGCGGACTGTCCCGCGAGGCGCTCCGGAACTACTCTGACCTTATCAAGCGATACAGGAAGGAAGGATCGATCGAGCTGTCCGCCAGACAGGGAGACGCCTCCAAGACGATACAGTCTGACAGCAACTTCATGCTCGTCGGAAGAAGGGCCGAGGCCCACCTATCCAAGGAGCGCAGGGATATCCTCATGGCCATGGGCCTGATGGGCAAGATACGCGACGCCGCCGGCAAGGAGCACGTTTACTTCGAGATATCCGACGCCCGCGCGTCGCTTAACACGTCTACGTTCGCGTCCGGCCTGTCTGGTGCGCTGACGGAAGGACTTCCCGACGCCGTGGCAGCCATCGAAGGTGCCGTCCTTGCCCGAGTAGGCAAGGGCAACAGGGTCGACCTTAATTCTCTCGTTGATAACTTCAACTCTAGGAACCTGAAGCTGAGGGATATCCTCGTCCATGACGAGCTGTTCGCCCTTTACCCTGAGCTCGGAAAGACGGAGGTCTCCTGTGTTCATGGCATGGGTTGCGCCTTTGATCCGACCGGGTCAGGGAGCATCAAGATAGGCGTAGATAACTTCCTTCGTCAGGAATACGCCGCAAGCATAGACATACCTGCTACCACTCCTAGGACCGGAGAGGCCCTAGGCTTTGAGGGGCACGGAGTGTTCCCGGACTATCAGTCCAACTTCAGGGACGTCCTTCTTCACGAAGTCCAGCATTCCATACAGGTCGCCGAGGATTGGAGGGACGTCGCTTTCAGCGCCCCTGTCGGAAGGGAAGCCACCGGCCCCGGACCCAATGGACCTAGGTTCATTGAGGCTAATAATCCATACGGATACCTGACTCCCCTCTACGTCGGTGCGGCCAAAGCGCTTGGTTCAGACGAAGACATTGGCATCATGGCCCCGTTCGCGGACGACGGCACCATTACCTCGGACGTGGTAAGGATGCTCAAGAGGCACTTCTACGAACATGAGAAGCTGGCCAATATCATCGTAAGGGATACGGGTGCCGCCGGCATCAGGGAGTCGATAGGTTACGCCTCCAGCGAGGACGTAATGAGGGCGGTCAGGTCCATAGTCGAGGCTCCAATGTCAAAGGTGCTCGTCGCCGACGAGATACCTGCGATGGTCAGGATGACCGAAAGGTTCGACACCATCATAGACCTCATGGAGCTTGCGCTCTCCAAGAGGGCTTCCGAGTTCGACCAAGACGGAATCGCAAGCATCCGAAGCAGGCTTCAGGTAAATCGCGACGCTGCCAAGAAGATCAATGCTTCTGCGATGATGGCCTTGGAAAGGATCAAGAGCGGATCAGACCCTCTGATCGAGGCTTCCACGCTGACGGGTGTGGCTCAGACATTCATGCCCCATATGTCCGTAATGGACCCTTCCTTGTCTGTCCTAGCTAGGGACGTCATGGGCAGCATCGATTACATCGAGCACATGCAGGAGGTTACGGACATACCTCTTCGCAGGTCGCTTAGCAGGCTTGCCTTTGCCGCCGGGAATAATGCGTCTTCGCTTTCTCCGCACCAGACCAACCTCAGGATAGCCGAGGTAGTCCATGGACTGATGAAGTCCCTGTATATGCAGGACCCCATGGAAGTCATGGCTCGCGAGACGGAGGTCAGGGCCACCAAGAGCCTCGAAGAGCTGTCCAAGATGCCGAGGAAGAGCTTCGAGGAGATAGTTAAGCTTCCCGCGGCCCTGCGAACCGGACTGTTCGTCAAGGAGATGGCCATGTTCGACATGGGTTCTGGAATGAACCCGGGCATGTTCAGCGATTTCAGGAACGACAACCTGCTAATGATAGGCGGGTCAAAGGGCAGCTCGAAGCTTTCTTCCGAGGTCCTTACTAAGGATTCCGCGGTGTTCGAGCTTGGCCTTAGGTATTTGGCTAGGGCCTCCCTGCTCACCCACCACATCAAGCCGGATTACATACTCAACAGGGTCAACCAGCTGGCATACCAGAGCCGAGGATGGAAGATAGACGAGCGAGGAAAGGCCGTGTATGTGATATCCGAGGGCACAATGTCAATCAGCCGGGACGCCAAACAGTCTGGCGTGTTGCTCGGTCTTTCCGATCTTCTCGGAAGTTCGATCGGCAGTCCTAGGATGGATAATGTCCCCTCCGACGCGCAGAGGAGGATCAACTACCAATACTCCGAGCAGACCAAGCAAAACAGGCAAAGGGTCCTCGCCCAAGTGTCGGGCATGGAAGAGAACATGGTGGCTCCTCCGAATCTCGATGAGCTCAGGGGGATGGCCAAGGGCATAGAGAAGGTTGGAGATGCTTCTTACATCCGCGACGAAACCAACTACAGCGACAATGGGGTAATGTTCGCCGCAGGACTCTCCAAGGATGGAGTATCTATCACGATAGAAGATCTTGCTTCCGCGATAGGAGCTGCCGTTGAAATAGAAAGCCAGATGACGGTGGGCAGCCCTGCCCTCGATGCCATCATGGGCAACAACTTCCCCGAGTTTATCATAGTCGATAATCTCATAGAGGCACTCAGGACTTCCGGCGTAGACGATGACAGCATAAGGGCCTCAAAGGCGGAACAGATCGCAAAAGCCTTTGCCGGAAAAAGGATGCACAAGGCCGAGATAGCGGACGTCATGGCTGTCATTCATGAGATACCCGTGTTCGAGTCCGCAGGTGCTGTCACGAACAGGGAGCAGATAAGGGGCGCCATGGCCATGTCTGACTCTGAGATATCCAAAAAGGTCAGGGCCGCATACTTCGAGAACTCCGACATGGGCGACGCCATAAGGTCGACCATACACAGGTTGCTTAACTCGTCCGCCGGACTTTCCGGAGACGATCCGATGAGGAACATGTTTGATAGCATGACCAAGCATACCTACGGAGAAGGTATCTTGAGGCTTCAGACTGTGGTCACTACCGCCATCAAGGAGCATTGGGGCATAGTCGAGGGACTCAAGGGACTCACGGGAAGCAACAAGCTTACCCAGCAGCTCTTTGAAAGGCTTCAGCAAAGGAGGCCCAGCCTCAACGAGGTGTTCCCCGAAAGACATTCGAGGCACATATTGTTCCAGAAGGAAACGGGCATGTATCCGGGTCCGGTCAATACGGACAGCATAGCTCAAGAGGCCGTCAGGAGGTTCAAGAAGCGCGTGTTTAAGCACCTGATGGCGGTCACGTCGCTTGCGGAAAGGGTTGCTGATCTGGCGATTGAAAGCAACGACAGGACCATAGGCATCGAGCTTCTGGAGCACATCTACGGAAGCGTCATCGATGAATCCATCAAGGACTTCAGCAGGATGCTGATGAGCGGAGAGGAAGGAGAAGCCAGCGGAGGAAGGACGTCTAGGGTCCTTGGCTCCGTAGGAAGCGATGCCGGCATAGGCACCAATACTTATGGTCTTGGAGCGAAGGAACACGCCGTCATAGACAAGGGCATCCTCAGGACGATGGGCGGAGGCATGTCTAGCCGTATGTCCGGGGTCATTCCGCTATTTGGAATATTCGGCGGCGCTTCTCACTTCATGCGCGAGACTGCCCGCATCGACAGCTCGTTCCTTGGCATGGCTGGAATAGCCATGCAGGGTGACACGCAGTTCTTCCCTGACTCTGGCAGGGTCACCAACGCCCTCAGTAATCAGACCGAAGGCAATACCCTGTTCAGGACCATCATCAATGAAAGCAGGGATGCGGAAGCTCTTGAGGTCGAAAGCTTGGATCTGGCTGACTATGGAGACATGGTTGCCATAGGCCTTCTGAATCAGGCGTTCAATGAGTCTGGAAGCGTGGATAAGTCCGGCAATAGGGTGAAGACAAATGCCGAGCTTACGACGAACGCGCTCAGGGCGCACCGCAGGCTAAGGGAAATAGCTTCTGGCATACTGTCGGCGATAAACACTCAGGCTAACTACATGGGCCTCGGTTCTTCGATGGCGCCGGACAAGCTGTTTACTAGGTTTTCAAATGTTGAGCTGTCCGATCATACGAGGGGACTAATAAGGAGGGCTGTGGCGGATGACCATGTTGGTCTTGAGCTGGCCCATTCTCACTTGGAGGCGCAGAGGTCCAAGGCGACGGCCCTTCTTTCGCTCATGTCCGATATCGAAGAGGCCGAGGGAGAGGTGAAGATGTTCGGATCCTTGCTCACGGAGTCGTTCAATCCAGAATACGACAACCCCAGCGACCTTAACACGTTCAGGCTTATGCCTCACGTTTCCACCCTTAGGTCATACATACCCAAGGCTGGAGACAGGAGGCTTGTCATAACCTCGGCCCATGAGGCCCTCATAAGCACGGCGACGGACAGGGACGTGCACATACTGACGGGCCTCGACACCACGTCTTCCGCCTCGCCAGCATTTTCTTCCGGCAAATACGCGGCAATGGACTACAACGTGTCCGCCAATCTCTTCGGAGACAGGCCGGGAGAGCCGATTGGAACTCAGCTCGGAGCGCTTTCTCCCATACTCATAAGGATAGGACAGAGGTTCCCTCAGCTTGGATTCGCCGACGTCATAGAAAAGGTGTTCCGAAAGATAGGAGGGGATCAGTTCAACTCCTACAAGCACAGCAGGAGCACTAGGTCCACCATCCACCTCGCGGGAGGTTCGTATGGACTTCATTACGCGGCGGAGAACATGGCCTTGAGCAGCGACACTAGGGTTAGGGCGCTTGGAGAGGCCCTGAGGGGCTTCGACCCTGAAGGGTCTGAGAGCTACAAGAACGACCTCGCTAGGGCTATCCTCGTAGGAACCATGATACCCATGCTCAGCAGGCTTGCTGATGCTGAGTCCCTGTATGAAGCAAAAGGCCCCATATTGGATCTGGTAAGGTCCTACGCTAAGGATGGAGTCGAAGGAACTAGGAGGGACATGCGGGAATACATCTCGGAGGCTTCTAGTCTCCTTAGCGGTTCCTCTGGCATAGGAGTAAGGAGGCTGGCCCAATACTTGGCCGTAAAGTTCAGCGACAACGATTGGCAGAGCATGGGAAGGGCCGCGGGAGCATACATGTTCGACAAGAACATAGCCCCGGAGCTGGCCAGAAAGTTCACTAGGGATGAGATCGACCTCATCCGAAAGAACTACATGTCGGTGCTCGCCTCTTCAAAGGGCGACACGGAGGCTTACAGGGGTCACCACTTCGCGAAGGCCCACAACGAAGGGCCCACGCACAGGGTGTCTAGGGAGTTCTACAGCGGATCGTATCCCTCCACGCTTCCGGCAGCCAAGGAGGCTTATGCAAGCATGCACCTATTGCAGAGCCTGATAAGCGACATACTTGGCGTGTCCGACTATGGAACAGGAACCGAAATGTTCATAGCCACCTTGTTCGAGCTTTCGGACTATGAGGGCGTGTTGCACAAGCCGTCTGTCATGAGCACCGAAGACGGGTTTAAGATCTCTCACAGCGCTTATTCGCAAAACCCCGACATATCGAGCAGGTCCCTGCCATACCCCGGACTAGTCGCCGACGAGATATACGCCGACACTTCGTCTGGATTCCAGCCAGCCACGGGCGCGACCATATACGGACCCGGATCCATGTTCACGACGGGAGAGGTAATCGCTCCGTCCATGGGAGGAATCGCCGCGGCGTTGATGATGTTCCCTGAGTCCAAGGAATACATGAGCGGGGTGAGGTCTCGCGGATCTCAGTCCAAGACGACGTTTAATGCTGGTAAGAATAACAGGCTTACCAAGGACTTGGTCAGGGCCCATATAAGGAAAACCATATCCAAGCGTCTGGCAGCAGCCGGAACTCAAACCCTAGAGATACAGCCAGCCAGCATGTCCCTGACATACAGGGCTCCCTCCGCGGCGTTGCTTATAGGCATGCGGGGAGGAAGCAGCATGAGGGAAGCTGTAGCCGATTGGCATGGATCCGGTCTCAGGTCTATCGACAGGGTCATCCAATATAAGACGGGGCCTTCAAACAGCGGTGCCTACATAGCCGGCGGAGGCGGTCTTAGCCTAGTCGGTAAGTATGCCGGCGACCTTACGGGATTCGCCGAGTCCAAGCCAAGCAGGGGCTTTTCTTGGAGCCGAGCCGCCAATGGAGATATCTTGGTCAACATATCCGGAGATCACCTTGGATATAAGATGGACGGAAGGGCTTTTGACAGGAACGTGGGCTTCGGATTCTCGATCGTCGAAGGCGTTGGCTACGATCCAAACAAGCGCGTGTTGATACCCGCCAAGGCTCAAGCTCAGGCAGGAGTCCATCAGATCATGTCCTCGTATGGGCACTTCATGTTGGACGCGTTCGATCCCAACTCGTCTGGAATGGCATCAGCCTATGAAAATGCTGACGCCGCCATGCAGGGCCTTATCCACAGGTCTAGGCTGGACGCAGTCACGTCAAAAGAACTCAAGGAGGCCAGCGATGCGGCGGCTACGGGGTTGCGCTATCTCAGCACCTACGGCATGCCTGCCCACATATCCGCAGCTCAGAAGCTTTCGTTCGGACAGCCAGCCAGCTACATAACCATCAGGATACCGGCCAACGCGAACATGGAGACCATCAAGCAAATGCTGCTGACGGCTCACATGGACCCGACCATAACCCCTAACTACGGAATCGTTGGAAGGGCTGGAAGGTTTGAAGGCCCGGTTGTCAGGACGAACGAAGGGAAGATATTCGGAAACTACGGAGATCAGCAGGGAAGCTACCATAGGTCCATCAAGCACAAGATAAGGACCGCAGGAGGCGCCGTCCTCGACTCGGCCACCCCTGCCGACGTCCTGATGCAGGAACTTTCCAAGTCTAGGCAAGCCGTAGATCCGCACGTCGTCGACGATATCGAGCTTCTTGTTGCTAGGATAATCGGCGGAGAAAGCGGATACTTCCTTCCCGACGCCGAGCGCAAGCTGGCCCTTGACGGAGATACGGGCATGGCTGTAGCCACCCTGTTCCCGGGACGAGAAGACCTGCTCAAGTATTCTTGGGACGCCAAGGCCCTTCACGGAATCAAGATCTGGAAGAGGACAGGCCCCAAGGGTGACGTTAACTTCAAGGCTCACGTCGTTCAGTTTGACGCCCCGATATCCGTCACGCCGGAAGGCGGACTTCAGATATCCAAGACCGCTGTTGCGTTCAAGACTGCCGCCGAAGCAGAGCAATACGCCAACCGCGTTTCTCGAATGATGAGCGGCGCCGAAATGGTAAAAGCCCTCGCCGACGGAGACCTCGAAGTCGTCGACAGGCCGGACCTTTCCAAGGCGGACGATCCGTTCATCGGAGACCTCAGGCCGCAGAAAGCCAAGGTGATCGGAGAAAGCGGTCTGGTTGATTCTGCCAACGGATATACCGTCGGCGATCTTGACATGGTGTTCGACAGGGCCACGGCAAACAAGGTGTCCAAGGCGCTCGACACCAGAAAGCATATCAGGTTCAAGGCTGGAGACACGCTCCTCATGGCGTCCGGCCGAAAGATGGAAGAGCTGGAAGCCTTGGTTAAGTCCAAGCTCAACTTCGGACTTCCTAAGGGCCCGATCGCGTTCGCGTCAAAGGCAATGAACGCCATATCCAAGGGCGTCGACAAGCACAAGCGGTTCAAGGAGACGATGACCGGTGCGGATTGGTTTGAGTTCATGAAGACCAATGGCGTGTCTGGCGAAGAAATGAGGCAGTCCGGATTGGGACAGCTCTTCTATGGCTCGATGGATACTCCTCTGACTAGGATGGACGTAGCCGAGTTCTTCGCGGCCATGATGCCTAATCTGGTCAAGAACGACTTCAGGTTCTCGCCCCACCAAAGGGGCGTAGAGGCCATGACGCTCGGCATACCGCAGAACGCAGGGGCCAATCTTCCGGCATTCGTATCCTCGTCCGGATGGCACCTGCCATATGTAACAAACGCCGCCATTCAGTCCTTGGCGAACATGAAGATGAGCATCGAGGCCGTCAGGGGCCCGCTTGCCGAGCTCGAGATGAGAATGTCCGAGGCGAACGCCCGTGGCGACGCAGAGGCTACGGCGAAGCTGACCACGGCGATAGACTCGATCAGGCAGTCTGCCACCTCGGCAGCCGAGAGGATGGGCATGGACGCAGGCTCCCTTGAGGGCGCCAGCGTTTCCCAGATACTTCAGGTCCTTGATGAAAAGCTTAAGTCTAGCGTCGGTGAGCTTGGTGGAAATACCAGCACCAGCAACGAGCTGGCTAAATTGGCCAATTCCTTGGACTTCGGTGATATCGAAAAGGTGAGGCAGAAATATAACGACGAGATCGGAAAGCTCCTCAAGGATCAGGCTATGGCCGCGTCGCTGTCCGGATTGGCTCCTGAGATTTACGCTCCGCTCAGGATGATGAGGCATGGATGGATAGGCGCGATGAAGCCAGAGCTCGGACTGATAGCCGCGCAGACGGCCAGCTCCAGCTCCGGAAGGTCCAACACGTTCTCCTTTGGCTCTGACTATACCCTCAGAACCGGTCAGGCTCTTGGATTCAGGAGCGAAGGATGGGACGGATATTCCACCGGAAGGCAGCAGATCGGAACGCAGACCGCCGTTCAATTCTACGACGCTGCTAAAGCGGACGAGATCAACGGATACATCGAAGGCCTTGAAGCGGATGCCATCGTGGCTCTCAATGATGGAGACAAGGAAAGGCATAAGGCCGTCACGAATCTCATAGCCGCCGCAAAGCGAGTTTCCACGGTCCGAAAGGCCATGGCCTCGCTCAGCGCAGGAGTCGGAAGTCACTTCGGAGACTACCTCCCCACTAGGAGCGTGGATCCGAGGGGTGGAGAGTATGAGATAGGCCACTACAGGTATTCTCTCAATCTGTCACTCGCCGGCCTCTCCCTGCCGATATTCGACAGGCCTGATGCCTTGCTGATAGGAACCGAAGCCGCCGGCCTTCCGGCTCAAGTCAGGCTGGAGAAGCTTGGCTTCCCGGTGATGATGATGGAAGAGTTCCAATCCGACCTATTCCAGAAGTTCGCCGGAACCGGTCTTGTCTCCGAGGTAGACGCCTTCCTGCCCTCTTCCGCGGAAGAAGCCGCGAAGCTGGCCATGATCCCCGAGATAAAGCAGCTCGAGGAAAGGGTGGCCCAAATGACGGCCATCAAGGATAACGCCACCAAGCATCTCCTTGAGAACCTGATCAAGGTCGTTTCGGACAAGTCGTTCTCCGACATGACGCTCAGGCTCCAGCTTAACAATCTGGACATGATGAACAAGATGTTCGTCGCCGCCAGCGCTCCGGGCTTCTTCAGAGGGACGGGCAGGAGTGTCAATACGCCCGAGACTCTCAGGCAGTCCATAAACCGACAGGCCGGATTCATGCTCCCGGAAAGGATGCCCGTCATAGAGCCGGACATAGAGCTCATCAAGCTGGTCATGATGAGCAACAACGGGGGAACGATTCCCAAGGCGGTCATGAACATGGTATCCCAGAGGATGATCCAGAACATAAACAGCGCCATGGATGTTCATGCCCTGTTCTCTGGTCGCGGGATGAACGTCGCTCAGGTCATAGAGGGAATAAGGCAGCAGCCTGTTCGATCTCTCCAGAGCTCTTGGAGCAGCATACAGCAGCTGCTGCACAAGGCCAACACGGACATGATGAGCGAGAACTATCTGTCTAGGATAATACCTTCGCTTGAAGGTGCTCCGGATGGGGATCTCAAGGAGATGCTCAAGAGCCTGCACTCCTACATCGAAACCGTAGGACAAAGGGGCGCCGACAGCCAAGGGTTGCTTGCCGCCCAGCTTGCCGCCGTCCTTCTGTTGGACGAAAAGTTCGTTCTCGAGGTGACTCAGTCCGCACAGAACGGAACTAGGGTTGATTTCGAGGGAGCCGCAAGAAGGGCTCTTGAGAATGTCAGGACTAGGTTCGCCGACACAAAGAGCTTCAACGGCAAGACTATTATGACCTCTCTGGAGGTTATGCTTCAGTCCGCCTCTGAACCCAAGCCTCACATGCACGTCGCGAATAATTTCGCCAACGGCACGGATCTTGGAGCCCAAAGCCTCATCAACGGCATCTTGTTCAAGAGGGAACTTCCGGCCGAACAGATGGCCAACTTGGAAAACATCCCCCTGAACGAGCTTCTTCAGCTGCTCGACCTTCGTCCCGAAGAGGTTCAGTCGCAGCTGGCAGACATAGCTTGGCAGATAGACTCCGCCGGAGACCTCACCAACAAGGCGATCTACATAGAGCGAGGACCCGCATTGACGGACAACGGGCCTCAAAGGTCTTACGTCGCTCTCAGGACCGAAGGAAACACGGGCGGACAGATGGCGAACAGGATCATGCTTGAAGCCTTGAAGGCCAAGCGGGAAGGAAGGGCGCTCGGCGACGTCATATTGGCAGACTATGACAGGTATTCCGGAACTCAGGCCGGCGGATTCGCTAGGGCTGTCGGAGAGCTTGTCAGGGGAATGGTCAATAAGGAAGAGCTTGGCCCCGAGATCGAAAGGACCAAGGCCGAGATAGCCGTCAAGTCCAAGGGGATACCTGAAATAGGAGAGTTCTCCGGAAGCAGGAAGGGTGGCGACGCGATAATGCCGAACGCCCTTCCGTTCGTGGATATCAATGGATACAAGTCTGCCCACCTGTCCATGGCGGTCATCGACTCGATGAACCATGGCATGAGGGCGATAGGCATGTATGACTCCACGTTCCAGCTGGAGCGAGGACATGGCCTCAGCGAGAACCCATACCTATACATAGGCATGGGCAAGAACAGCAGGTTCGTGTTCAAGGCCCTCGACGGAGAGCTCGAATGGCGCGGCGTCCAAGCCGTGATGTATGCCTACTCCAAGATGGTGTCGGACGACATGGCCGCTCCGGATGGTCCGCATGGCGGATTCCTCCATAGGCTCCATAACATGGAGGACGGAGACGTTCAGAGAATATTGGCCGGACAAACGATCGACCACCAAGGCAACGTCGGGACCCTTGGCTGGCACATGTCCAACGTCTTCTGGGACATGCATCGCAAGCTGCCGGAAGGAGTCAGGCAATCTATCGTCAAGGCCTCTTACGGAATCGGCGGAAACGCAGACATGTTCGTGGCTGGGTCTAGCTACCTGACCAACCTCACCAGAAAGATCGACGCGATGGTGAAGCACCAGAGGAGCAACGCGCTCAAGGAGCCCGCATATGTCGGCGGAAAGAAGGCCCCGATAAGGCTATGGGAAGACACTTCGTTCAAGTTTAACGCGAACTCCGTCAAGGATTCTCCGATCACCATGATGCCTCAACAGGCTCATGGAAGCGCTGGATGGGGATATGTGACCAACTACGGCATGCCGGGTTGGAAGCTGGACATGATGGCCGTGGGCGCCACCAAGACGTTCAAGAACCTGTATTCGATTGATGCGTTCGAGCGCCCGAAGTTCGAGGTCAGGGGAAGTAATATGGTCCTGCTCGATCCCAAGACGGGCAGGGAATTGGTAACCGTCGACGTGACCACGGAAAAGGGCATGAGGATATTCCGTGAGAAGTATCTTCAGGCCAGCAAGTATAAGGGCGGAAATTGGGCCCTTAACGCCTTCATGAAAGAATGGGGTGCTTCCGGTGGATACATAGACATGACCACGCTTGCCGACCTGCCGGGCTACCATGATGCCTCGTCTGGATACGCTCTCAATCTGGAGACGGGCACCCCCCGCGAAATGATAGACTTCGGACAGCTCTCGCAGACGGGCGATCCGATGGGAGATGCTATCCTAGCCGCCACCAAGCAAGGCAAGCTGAGCCCGCAAGGGTTCGACAAGACCGTTGCCTTTGGTGCAAGGATGGAAGCGAGCGAGCAAGCTCGCATTCTTTCGCCAATGGGCGCCGACTATGGAGACAATCCTGCTCTGGCTGCTGATCCGAACGGAAGGGGATCGGTAATAAATGCGTTCGGCCAGCTTGCCGGCGGGCTTGCTGGAGCTGAGCTTAAGGCGGACAGGCCTAGGGCCATGCCTACTGCCATGTCCTTCACTAGGTATGGAATGGTCCATCCTACCGTTTACGCGGCCATCATGGGTGGAGCAGGTCAGACTCCGGAATCTATAGCTCACACCATACTCAGGATACGAAACCCCATCGTCGCTACGATGGTGCACACCCCCGAGATGAGAACCAAGGAGCATGAGATGGCGTTCAGGACGAAGATATCTTCTGGCGTCAACCTGCTCATGGCCTCCGGTCGAAGGGTTGATCAGGGCAAGCCTGTCAGCCCGGAGGTAATCTCCGCGCTAGCCCAGCTTGCCGACAAGGTTCAGGCATCCGGTGAGCATGCCTCTCGCAGGCAGACCGCGCCTGTTTTGGATAACCGATACAGGGACCTGAGGGATAGCACTCCTATCACCTATGCGGATAACTTGATGGTTGATAGGAAAAATCTCCCCGAGCTGCCGATGGCCGAAAGCCCTGCCGCAATAGACCCGAGCGATCGTCGCGCTCGCATTTATGACAGGGAGCTTGCCGTCGAGCTTATGAAGGCAGGACATTCAGACCTAGAGATATCGAGGCATTTGGGCATATCCAGAACCTCGATGGTCCTCCTTCGGGCCAAGGAAGGAATAGCACCCCTGCCTGAAGGGGCCGACTCCAAGCGTTCCAACGTAGGGAAGAAGCTGTCCGACGAGGAGGTCGTAAGGCGCATGGACGTAATCGCTGAGGGAGTTAAGGCTGGTCAGAACTACAGCAGCCTAGTCAGGGAATCCAACCTTACCGATTCCAAGAGGCCTTCCGGAGGATGGAAGAGGATCCGAAGCCATCTTGAATCAAAGAACGTCGAGGTTCCCAAGCGAGGTCCAAAGAAGAAGGAACCCTCGCCCTCCGATAGCTTGAGCGACAAGACACATGAAGCTCAGGTGCGTGAAACTCCTTCCGATAAATCCAAACTCATGAAACGAGAACAACTAGAAGGGGAGATGAATGGATAACCCCCAAGACAAAGCAGATGCCGTGTTCGTCAAGGACGCGGTCATCTCCGGCATCCTAGGAGGAGCGGCCATGGGGGCTCGCATATTGCTGAGCCCTGAACCGCTGTCGCTTGCATGGATACTGAGGAGGGCTGCCGCCGCAATGATAACGGCGTCCATCGTCGGTCTGGTTGCTCAGGACTACATACACAGTAAGGGCGCCCTGTATGCGTCCATCGGAGCGGCCGGTGCCGTCGCTCCGGAACTGATGGAATACCTCATACGCTACGTCCGCGCCCGCGGCGAAAAGGAAATCCAACATGCGACACGAACCAAACAAAAGAAACGACGAAAGTAATCTTCTATGGGCTACGACGATAATCCTATCTATGGCGGCATCCTGCGCGGCCTACACAAGCTATGTCGTGCAGTCGGTATTGGACTCCCTGAGGTCGACCGATGCGATGGTCGTCCTGCTGACGGACAGCGGAGTGGCAAGCGACGACAAGAAGCTCGAGCAAAACCTAAACGCCGCGCAAAAAGCTCTGGAAACAAGCGCGGACCTGTCGCTCGCCCTGACCATAGCATGCGTCATCGTGGCTTCAGGGCTGATAACCCGCGTCGTTAGATCCATGCGTTCGCTTCCCGTCATACTCGCCGCCTTCATCCTGATCGGTTGTTCGAGCCGACAGGATAAGCTTCCTGAAGCTCAGCCAGCTCCTAAGGCGGTAGAGCTTGACCGGGTCGGGAAAGATTTGGACGTCATCGACTCTCGGGTTGCCGCGGCCGTAAGTGTGGCTCGGGAGGCTAACACGGCGGGCAAGCCGGCCGTCGTCGAGTCCGAGCTGTCGGTGGCGTCCTCCTATTTGCCCAAGGCTTTGGAGGGCGATCTGGCGTTCGCAAGGCAGCGCTCAGAGAAAGCCACGCCGGCCGAGTATGAAGCCCAGCGTAAGAAGGCGGCTGAGAAGCAGAAGGCCCTTGAAGCTGAGTGGGCCAACCTCGAGAAGCAGGTTGCCGCAAACAAGGCTGCACTTGCAGCGCGTGATGCTCGGATCGTCGAGCTGGCATCCGAGCTCGAGCGAGTGAAGAAAGATAAGGCCGCACAGCTCTGGACCATGGCCGGCATAGGCATGGCCGCCCTTGGCGGTGTCTGTGTCGCTTTCGTAGGCCCCAAGAAGGGCATACCTCTTATTGCATGCGGAGCCATCATGGGTGCCGTGCCGTTCGTGATAGACTCGGCCTACTTCACCTATGTGATGGCCGGGACGCTTGGTTGCCTGTCGCTCCTACTGATCTGGTATGCTTGGGATTGGGTTAGGGACAGGGTCAAGGCCAAGAGCCCTTGACTTAAGGGCGGGCCGTCAGATCATCCTTATCGAAGCGTCGTTGTTGTCGCTTCATTAGTGTGCGTGGGGTAGCTACGGCTTTAAAGGAGGGGATGACCCTCCGCCTTTCGTAAACGAAGAAACCCGGATTGCTCCGGGCTTCTGTTTTCCACCTGATTGGTTCTTGGTCTTAGTTGGCGAGAACCTTGAGGGCCTTGCGAAGGTCACGGATGGCCTTGCGGGCCTGAACCTTGGTGAGGCGGTCGACCGAGGGCTTCGGCTTGGCTTCCTCCTTCTTGGGCGGCTTGACGTGCGAGGCGACGCCATAGACGGCGGGATCGAGGCCGAGCGCGCGGGAGAACCGGATCGCGCCGATTTCGCGCATGACGCCGCGACGGATGAGGTCGGAGACGTTGATCTTCTCCTCGCGGGCCGTGGCGATGATCTGCTTGTAGAGCTCGGCCGGAACCGCGGCGCTGAGGATGCCGTGGACGGACTTGCCGTAGCCCATGCCGAGGTTGGCCTTGCGGCTGTTGAGCTTCTTCTGCTTCACGGCCGAGATGCGCTTGGTGCGCTTGCTCTGGCCGGTCTGCTTGATGGAGAAGCCGTTGTCGTTGTTGATGCTGATGTTGTGCATGTGTGCGTGTGGTGGAAAGGTGTGACGTAGACAGGGCTCGAACCTGCAACAATCTGCTTGGAAGGCAGATACTCTACCAATTGAGCTACTACGTCGTTTTGGCCCTACTAGGAATCGAACCTAGATTAAGCGTTTAGGAAACGCCTGTCCTATCCGTTGAACGATAAGGCCGAATTGATTAGAACGGAACTTCGTCGTTGGTGGAGTCGGGCTGGCTGATGCCCGGCGAGTTCTTGGCCTTGAGGTAGCTATCCAGCGCGGAACGCAGGATCACGTCAGCCTCGGAGATGCCCTTGTCGCCGTAAGGCTTGGGCTGCCATTCCTTGGCATACCAATCGAGGCTGTTGGCCGGCAGGGAGCCGAGCGTTTGGCCCTTGTTCTTGCCGAAGTGCAGGGCGACGTTGCGCCATTCACCAGCGACAGCAGAAGGAGCCTGCTTGGGCTTGGCCGGAGCGTCGTAGGACGGCTTGGCTACGGCGACGTAGTTGGTGACCTCGACGGCGGACTGACCATCGTCATCCTCTGCGGCCAGATTTGCGATGGCGCTGAGGGCATATCTGCGAAGATAGCTATAGATGGAGCCAGCCTTCTGGGCGTCAATCTTGGCCGGATCCACAGGGATGTGGGCGGTGAAGTCCATCTGGTCGCCGGTGACGTGAAGCAGGATGGTCTTGATGCCTACCTGACCGCTGTAGGACGACGGGTGCTGGATGATGGTCCAGCCGTGCTTGGCGAAGGTGCCTTTGATGGCTTCAATATGCGAGCTGAGGGTCGCATACTTGTTGCCGTAGTGAGGGTTCTTCGCGTCGAACTTTGGCGACTGCACTTCGCTGATAGCCTTGACCAGAGCCGCGGAAGCGACGGCGCTGAGCTTGTTGTTGGGTTCTTGGTATTCCATGGTGGGAGAGATTAGATGCCGGGTTGTTCCATCAGTTGCTTGATGGTGCGACGCATGATCGCGGTGGCGAGCGTGGTCTGGGTGGTTTCGTTAATCTTAGTCAGCTTGATGAAGTCCTTCCATTCCTGCTTGGTGAGGCGGAGGGTGACGAACTGACGTTTGATGCTGTAGATCTTGGGCTTGCTCATTTGGTGATATCTTCGCCGGGCTTGAGTTCAAGCGTATCGTCGGGGACGATGGCCGGCTTTTCAAACTCCCGAGCTTC